AAAAATGCAAAGTGATGCGAAAAAAATGCAAAGTGATGCGAAAAAAATGCAAAGTGATGCGAAAAAAATGCAAAGTTTTCAAAAAAGGTATTGACATTTGTTTTAAGTTATGTTATAATAGAAAATGTCAAGAGACAGAGAGTAGGTGGTGGTAATGGTGTGAAAAAGAAACCTTCATTACTAATACCAAGTGAGAACAAGTTTCTTTCAAACAAAAATATATCAGACAGACTATATGTGTGGATATTATTAAACGGAGAAAAAGATGGCGTAGATACATATATAGATAAGAAACCAGTAAATGGATATAAGAAGTTAGGAGTACACTATCGTACATTTTATAAGAAATTAGAAGAGCTAGTAGAAAACAATTATTTAGAAGATTGTGGATATGCATATAGAGTAGTAACTGATAATCTTGAATTTAGTAGACTTATTTATAAAAATGTAGCTGAGACTTTATATCAAACTGGAATGGACAATATAATAAAAGTATATATATATTTAGGAACATTATATTCTGCTTATGGAAAAGAAGCATATTTTACCTTCAACAAAATGAGTGAAGATATAGGATACTTTTCAAAAAGAAGTGTAGAAGTAAAAAAGAATATGGAAAACATTATAAAGAAATTAGAAGAGCTCGGCTTGGTTAAATGTTATAAAGACACAGAATGTGGAGAAAGGTATCATGTACGCTATAAAATAGCATACGTAAAATCAGATTTGAAAGGAGATAAAAATGATTAATGGAATATTTTGGGCTTTTATGAGTGCCATAGCAAATATAATTCAATTCATAATTGTATTTGGAATATTAGCATTTATATTTTTGTTACCATTTTTATTAAAAGGTGGCTGGATATTTGGAATAGTGTTATATGGATTTCTTGGATTAAGTTTTATAACATTTTTAATTAATAAGCACAATAGTGCAAGAAAAAATTTTGAAAATAAATTAAAGGAGAGAAAATAGTATGAAAGTAGAAACAGAGTATAATATAGGAGATAAAGTTTGGGTTGTATATGAATGTAATGGAGAAGTTAGTATTTATTCAGATATAATAGACTCAATAATGGTTACAGAAGAAGGAATTAAAATATGGTTTAAAGAATGTTGTAATTGTGATATGACAGAAGATGATATAGTATTATATGAAGATACAGAAGCACTTGTAGATAAAATAATGGAGTTAGATAATAAAATAAACAATATGAAGGGATAATTATGTGTGACTGTATAATAATAAGTAAAGATATAAAAATCATAGACAACTGTGTATTCATAGGAGAAAAAGAAATTTGTGGAATACCTGCTGAATTAAGAAAATTATTAATAAGTGGAAAACCAAAAATAACTGTAAATAGTGCAAAAGTTTTTATCAATGAATGGGAACTTAAAAATGGTAAATTTAAGAAAACATTTAGGGGATATATTCATAAATGGTTTTAAAAATATAATCTTTTGGGGGAATATGTTATAAGTATGGAAATATTAAAATATGGAAAAAAAGTTATAAAGAATGACAGGTGGATTAAAAAATGTCGTAATTGTAAGTCAAAACTAGTATATGAAGATAGTGATATTAAATTAGATATGAATATGGACATTTATATAGAATGCCCCGTATGTAAAGAAAAAATTGCAGTAGGAATGTTTGATAGAAAATACAATCCAAAAAAACATGGAGAGTGCATTCCAAAAAATAAAAAGATAGGATTTGGTGATTAAATGGATAAAGAATTAATTATTGATATGTTAGAAGATACAGATATTGATAAAGTTGTATGGATTGAAGTACAATTAGAAATGTATGGCAATGATAAAGTTAGAATGCAATATTATAGTAAAGACGGTCAATTTAAAACAATAGAAAAAGAATTTGAATAAGGTGGTGTTAAAATGATAGAACATTTAAATAGATTATATATGGAAAAAGTTGAAGAAAATAAAGATTTAGCATTATGTGTCAATAAATTAGCTGAATTTATTTTGAATGAATATTATCATGTTACTTATATAAGTAAAGAACAATGGGAATTAAAAAAAGAGGAAATAGTTAGAAAAATTTGTTTAGGAGAATAATTATGAAAATATTGATGATTTTGTTAGAACTATGTGATATAATAACTTGTAGCTTAGCTTTATGTCTAGGAATTATTATTATACCTTATAGTATATATAATTGTGTGCTATTTGTTATTAATAAAATGCATTGTTTATTTAAGATAAATGATAGTAATGTTAGAAATACTTATAATGGTGGATATAGACCTAAGAATACTAATTCTAGTGATGAAAGAAATCCTCCATCACAAGGTTCATCTGTTAGTAAAGGAGAATAATTATGTGTAAAAATTGTGTATATTTTCCTTGTACAAGAAAAGAATGTAACATACAGTGTGGAAATTGTAAATATTATAAATCTATTATATCAAAAATTGTAGGAGGAAAAAATGATAAATAAATATGTACCATTAGGTTCTGCGAAAGGATATAATGAAGAAAGAGATAAATGGATATATGGTTGGCATTGGGAAGAAACCCCATATCAATGTTTTGAAACAACTCAAACAATTAAGCATTATATTCGTTATCAAAACAATATGGATTGGGGATTAACGGAACAAGAAGATTATGAAGTTATACCAGATAGCATTTGCTATTATATAGGTATTAGAGATAAAAATGGTGTCCCTTTATTTACCAGAGACATTGTTAAGGTAGGTCAAGAAGAATTAGTTGGTTTTATTAGTTATAGCATTAGACATTGTGCTTATGGTGTTTTTACTGAAAAAGGTATCGTTATGATTAATGATAGAACAATGATTGAAAAGATAGGAGAGAAAAAAGATGGAGAATATATATCTAGATAGAGAAGAAATATATGATATTTTATGTAATTGTGGTCTTATGACAATTTATACAAAAGATTATGGTTCTTTAGAAATGACAGATGAAGATAGTATTATGGAAGACTTTGTTCCACAGTTATTAGATTATATTAATATGAGGTCTGAAGAAAGTAAGTTTTTTATGGAATAATATTGACTTTTAAAATAAAATATGATATAATTATAATTAAAGGAGGTTGAGTAAAATGGATGGAATAAAATTAATAATTACATTAAATAAAGATGGGGCAAAAGAAAATTTAGAATTAATGATTACTAGAGAACAATCTATAGAAATTAGAAGGATTATGTCAGAAAACAAAGAAGAAGAGATAATTGAATTTTTCAAAAACATAGTAGACATAAACGGACAAAAATACAATATAGATTTTAATGAAGTAGAAGGTTTTGAATTAGCTTTATAATAACCCCATAAATAAAGGGGTGAAATAAATGTGTATAGAAGGCAGAGAATATGGGTGCTGTAATTGTCCTTATTATATAAAGTCTTGTGAATATTGTGTTATTAGTCAAGAGTTTGTAGATAATTCAGTCTTATTTATTAAAGAGTTGGAGAAAAATTATGGAATTAGAATTGATAAATATAATAAAGAATAATCAAAATTGGGAAGAAATTTTAACAAATAAACCTTATTCATTAAAAATAAAAAGAGATGATGGATATATCTTGTTTAAATATGACCAAATAAATTCAGATTTTTCATTAAGAGCTGTTAAAGAAGCTCGTGGAATAATATTCAGAGAAAAAGATTGGAAAGTGGTTTGTTTCCCTTTTATTAAATTTTTCAATGTAGATGAAATATATGCAGATAAAATAGATTGGAGCAATTGTAAAGTTCAAGAAAAAATAGACCGGCTCTTTAATGAAAGTGTGGTTTGATAATGTGTGGCATATATCTACTAATAACTGTATAAATGCTTTTGAAAGCAATATTGGAAATGATTTATGCCCTTTTAAAACCTTTGGAGATATGTTTTTTAATAATTTTAAATATATAGAAAACCCTTCTAGTGTATTAAATAAAGATTATACTTATATGTTTGAAATGGTTTCTCCTTATACAAAAGTTGTTGTTGATTATCCTGATATTAACATATATCATATTGGAACTCGTAATAATATAACTGGAGAAGAACTTAATGTAGATATAGGAATAAGCAAACCAAACATATATAATTTACAAACTGAGAAAGAAGTTAAAGAAGCTGCAAACAAACTTCCTTTTAATGAAGAAGGATATGTAGTAGTTGATGGTTCTTATCATAGAGTAAAAATAAAATCTCCTGCATATGTTAATGCACATAGATTAGTAAACAATCATGTGGTTAATAAAGAAAAAATATTAGATTTAATAAGGGCTAATGAACAAAGCGAATTTTTATCATATTTTCCAGAGTATCAAAATGATTTTAAAGATATTGAAGATAAATTTTTAGATTATAAAAGCAATTTAAATATAATAATAAATAGAATTAAAGATATGAATGTAACAAATAAGGAGTTTGCTTTATTTTGTATAAAAGAGTTTAAAGAAGATAGTGATTTTGGTTTTAAATTTTTTCAAGGAAAAATAAAACTGTTCAAGAATATATAGATAGTTTAACAAATAGAAAGATTATAGAAAGGTTATATAAAAAATGAAAATTAGAAAATATGAATATGTTTATGCGGTTAGAGATAGAAAAAGCGGGAGTTTACTTAATAAGCAAGGATATGGAAATCCATTCTTTGTTTCTGAACATCAAGCAAAATTACATTTAGAAAGATGTAAATTTCCTTATTGGAAGAAGGGTGTTGAAGAAGATGTTGAATTAGTAAAATTCAAACTGATTAAAGAAGGTGATATTAATGACTAAGTTTTATATGATGGTTGGAATACCGGGGTCTGGTAAGTCAAAAATAGCTGAAGAATTAGGAGTTAAAGTATATGCTTCTGATAAATTAAGAAAAGAATTGTGGGGCAGTGAAGAAATTCAAGGAGACAATAACGAGATATTTACTGAATTATATAGGAGAATAAAAACTTCTCTAAAAAATGGTGAAAGTTGTGTTTTAGATGCAACTAACATAAAAGCTAGTAAAAGAACACACTTTCTTAAAGAAATAAAAAATATAGAATGTGAGAAAATATGTATATTAGTTGCTTCTGATATTAATGTTTGTTTGGCTAGAAATAGAGAAAGAGAAAGACATGTTCCTTATGAGGTTATTAAAAAAATGTATATGAGTATACAAATACCACAATATAGAGAAGGTTGGGATAAAATAATTATAAAAAGAACATTAGATAGTAATAATGAATATGATATTTTTAAATTTATAGATTACTTAACAACTGTTAATCATGATAATCCCCATCATTTATTAACAATAGGAGCACATATCCAAGCAGTTACTAAATATATAATTGATAATTATAAATTAACATTTGCTGGAGATATTCATAGACTAGAAAAGTTAATAACTGCGGCTATGTATCATGATATAGGTAAAAAAATAACAAAGACATTTGTAAACACAAAAGGAGAAGCAACAGATATTGCTCATTATTATAATCATGAACATGTTTCTGCTTATATGTATTTGTTGTATGAAAAAGAAGATAAAATTAGAAATGATTTAGACAATGTTTTATATGTGGCAGATTTAATTGATTTGCATATGAGATTGCATTGTATAAACGGAGAAAAAGAAAAAATACAAAACAAATTGAAACAAATGGTAGGACAAAGAGAGTTTGAAGATTTATGTATCTTAAATGAAGCTGATACTATTTGTAGATAGGAGATATTATGGAAAATTTATTTACAGTAATTGCTTGTGTAATAGGAATAATGGGTACACTTGCTATCGTATTAGGAATATTTGCTTTAGAAGCATTAATTATATGGGGAGTAGGAAATGCAATAATATATTTATTTGCAATATCTGCAACATGGACTTATTGGCAATCATGTGTGACTGCATTCTTAGCATGGGGTGTTAGAAAAATAGTTAAATTTTGTATAAGATAGGAGATATTATGGAAGTTATTATGAAATGTGGACACACTGCAAATGCTACTTGTGAAGGAAAACCTTGTTGTGTTATTTGTAATTGTTTTGAAATAGAAGATAATAAGCCTAACTTAGAAGGGAGAATGGCAAAATGTACTGAATGTGGGCATATTACGCAATCTAGATATGATTTGCCATTTTTCTTATATAGAGAAGATAAAGATACTGATGAATATTATTGTGGATGCTATGGTTGGGATTAAAGGAGGATTATATGAAAAAGAAAATAAAATTAGTTGATTTTTTAGAATTTGTCAATTTTAGAGATTATACTGGTAGTGATGATTATAATACTAAAATAATTAGAATAGAATATCCAGATAAAGATACTCATGATAGTTATAGTAAAGATAGATATTTTGAATATGGAGTATATAATTTTGGGGTAGATAATAGAAAAAGATTTGTACAAACAATCAATCCTTATATTCTTAATTGTTTTGTTAGTGACGTCAGAGTTAATGATGATGGTGTGTTGACTATATATGTTACTACAGAAGATGATATAGATGATGACAATCTAGATTGTGAAGATTATGAGTTAGAAGGATATGAAGATAATAAGTTAATTGATGGCTTAGATAACAAGATACAAAAAATTTATATTTGTTCTCCTTTAAGAGGAAATATAGAGGATAATATAAATAAAGCAAAAGAATATTGCAAATTTGTTGTGGCTAAAATGAAAGCTATACCAGTTTGTCCGCATATATATTTTACACAGTTTCTAGATGATAATAATGAACTTGAAAGACAGCTTGGAATGGATTTTGGATTAAGATTACTTTCTGAATGTAATAAAGTTATAGTATTTGATGATGACGGAATATCTGAAGGTATGAAAAAAGAAATAGAGTTAGCTAATAGACTTAATATTCCAGTTGGATATTGGAGCAGTGGGGTGTATGGTTTATTATGATAAGTTGTTATAAAGATGCTTGGGATTATTTAGTAACAGTATTGAATGGTGTTAGTGAAGTATGCAGAACTGTAGATATAGAAAAGTTACAAGAATTAATGTTCAATTTAGAAAATAAAATTGAAGAACAAAAAAATGAACATTAAATAGAAGGAGGTCTTGTTATTGAAAAATAGTACAGGTAGAAAATTATTAGAACAACGATATGGGAAAGGTTGTTTTATGGAAAGAGCCGGTATAAGAGAAATTACTCCAGAAGAAGAAATAAAATTAAGAAAAATAACGGGTTATAAAAAATTAGATAGAACAATAAGTTATCATCATATAAAAGAAAAAAGTAAAGGTGGAGAAGTTTCTATTGATAATGGAGCTAATTTAGCCGTGTATAATCATCAGTGGTTACATCAACAATCTCCAGAAGTTATAGCTGATATTAATAATAAACTTCAGGAATTTAAAGTATCTATTGATTTAGCAAGACTAGAGCTTGGAAATGAAGGTTTGGATATAGCAGATGCTTTAGCAATAAAATTTGATATGTCAGATACAATTAGTATTCCTGTTTATGATAATACTCTAGAAACAGAAGAAAAAAGACATAAAAAATTTAATAGAGCTGAAGTAAAACAAGAGACTATGAGATTAATCAAAGAAGAATTGGAAAGATAGTGAGGAATTAAATAATGCAAAAATTACAACAATTTTATGTTTTGAAATTTAATTCTGGTAGATTAAAAAAAGATAATTACAATATTAATATTACCATAAAATCTGCTAGAAAAAATAATGAACTTATAGCTTTGGGAGATAATCAAGTTTTAAGGTCTATAAGAAAAATAAAAAATAAAAATACTGATTTTGATTTTATAAATAGTCTTTTTAAAGAGAGAAGAAAACTAACAAGAAAAAGAAATTGTTTAGAAAATAAACAAAGAATATTACAAATAGATAAAGATATAGATAATTTATTATTTATCCCAGAATATATTTCAGTTGTTATAGAAAAACATTCTCATTACAAACACATAATAAAACATAGCTTAATTGTTAATGGAAAAAAATATGTTAGATTATTATGTGGTGCAGGAAATGCTCGTAGAAATACAGTATTTTTTGTTCAAGAAGATATTTATGATGAATTAGATAAAATATTACAAAATGGACATAAGCCATTAAAAATAACAGAAAGTAAATATAATGCTTATTATGCATTGTCAAATAGTGCAACATATAGTGTGAGTGAGCCTAGAGTTTGTGTGGTACCAGATAAAGAAATAAAAATGACTAAGAAAGTAGATTGGGTTACAGAAAGTGAACCTGATGATATTATAGAAGAGCAAGATAGAGAACTTACATTTAATCTATGGGATGGAATGGGAATATGTTCTCCTGAGTTGGCTGAAAAATGGTCTCAAGATTTAGATTTAGATTATGTGCCTTGTTCATTTTGTATTAGAAATTATTTTGTTAAAGGAATGGTTTGTGTATTTGATTTTCATAAATTTTCTAAAGAAGTTGCTGGTAGACATATAATTATAGATTTATATGGAAATGAAGTTGATACTGATGATATAGATATGATTATTACAGAAAGTCAATTTAAACTTTGGAAAGGTTATAATAGTTGGCAAGATTATTTAGAATGTTGTAAAATAAATGATGGTAGATGGGGTGTTACAAAGTTCAGTCCAAAAGAAGATAAAACCGCAGTATTTACTAATTATCAATTTTTACAAGTATTAAATTTAGATACTCCGGAAAAAATTGAAGAACTATGTAAACCTACAGTAGAATGGTTAGATAAAATAATAAGTCAAGATAGTGATTATGCTTTATTATATTTATTAGGTGGATTATGTGATAAACCATTAGATGAAATGGAGTTAGATGATTTTATGGACGTGTTTAATTCATTAGAAACACCTGTACGAGCATTGATACTTAATAGGGATATGTTGGGAGATACTTATATAAAGACAAAACTTTCTAGATATTTAAATACAAAAATAAATGAAAGTTACATTGGAAAATTATTAGTAAATGGAAATTTTCAAACAATGCTTAGCGACCCATATGGATTATGCGAACATATTTATGGAATGGAAGTAAAAGGATTACTTAATGAATTTGAACATTATAGTCAATATTGGAATAATAGAGATGTTAATAAAGTTGTTGCTATGAGAGCTCCTCTAACCTGGAGAAGTGAAGTAAATACTTTACATTTACAAAACAATGATAAAGTAAATGAATGGTATAAATATTTATATTCTGGAATTGTTTATAATGTTTGGGGTGTTGATTGTATGCAACATGCAGACTCTGATTTTGATGGAGATATTGTTTTTACAACAAATAATAATGTAATGGTAAATAATTCTTTTGGTGGAAATCCAATAACTTATCAAAAGAAGCCAACAGAAAAAAAATATATTGATATAAAAGATTTATATAAATCTGATTTATTATCTTTTGATAGTAAAATTGGATATATAACAAATTGTAGCACTACATTATATTCTATGCTTCCTTTGTTTCAAGAAAATAGTAAAGAATATAATACTATAATGCACAGATTAAAGGAATGTAGAGTTGCACAAGGAAATGAAATTGATAAAGCCAAAGGATTAATAGTAAAATCATTTCCACACCATTGGACTAATTGGATAAATCCAGATAAACCAAATGATACTTTTACTAAAGAAGAAATAGAATTTAATAATAATCTTATAATAGAAAAAAGACCTTATTTTATGAAGTATTTATATCCTACTTATAAATCTCAATATAATGAACATAAGAAAAAATACAACTATTTATCTAGTGTTACTTTTGGGGTCGGAATAGATGAACTTATAAATATAAAAAATAAAACTGAAGAGCAACAAAATCTTGTTAATAATTATAACAGATTTAATCCATTTTTAGAAACTAATTGTACTATGAATGGTATTTGTAGATATATGGAAAAAGAAGTTGCAGAAATAAAAATAAATGCAAAGAAAAAATCTCCCGATTATATATTTAATATATTATTTAATAAAAATATTGATATAACGGATAGACAAATAAAACAGATGGAAAATGTTTATAAAAAATATAAAAAAAGTAAAAGTAAATCTTCCACAACTGGAGAATTGTTATCCCAAGATGATTTAAATAATATTAATAAAGATGTAGAAGACTTTGATTTTGATTATATTAGTGATGACATTCAAAGATTGGCTAATTTAGCTGTATATGTTAATTATTATTTATATCCTTCATCTCCTAAAAACTTTTGTTGGGATTTGTTTGGAGATGGAATAGTTTTAAATATATATGATAATTCAAATCATGAATTTCAATTACCTATTATTGACCAAAATGGAGATATAAACTATATGGGTAAAAAATATAAAAATAAAGGAGTAAACATAGAATGGCAATAGTTTTTAATGAAGAAAAATATGCTGAAGATATTATTAATAATGGTATTCAATTTTCAAGTAAAAAACATTATGATTTACAATTAGCTGCTACTTATTTAAGAATGAAAGGATTGAATGATGCTGAAATAGAGAAAGAACTTCATAGAATATCAAAAATGTCATTTTCTGATTATAATTGGGTAAAGTTTTATGAAATTGTTGATGCTAAAGTAAAAAAGAGTAAAAAATATAGATTAAGAAAAAATCCTGAAATAATAATAACCCAGGCAGAAATAGAAACAATATCACAAGAAGAAGAAAGAAAAATTCAAAATTTAATGTTTGTTTGTTTGGTACTGGCAAAATATTATATGTCAAATAATAATACAGATAAATACTATGTAAAGTATAGTGATGTAGATATATTTAATTTATGTGATGCTTTTGTGAAAAAAAATGAGAGATTGGAATTAATGCATTATTTAGACACAAAAGGATATATTACTCCTACCTTAAATATGAATTTCATAGTACACTATGTAAATGAAGATAGTTCAGAAGTGTTGAGATTTAAGCCAGATACTGATATGATATATTATTTTGAGCAATATTTAGGTGGTTTGTTTGTAAATTGTGAAAATTGTGGCAAACTTACAAAAAAAACTAATAACAAAGTAAAGTATTGCAAAGAGTGTGCAAAAATAAAAAAAGCAGAAGCTCAAGACAGAAGGTATAAAGTCTATGTTTTAACTAATACTATAAATGGTATGCAATATGTTGGAAGAACTAGTCAAAGTTTGAATAGTAGGTTTCAAAATGGAAAAGGATATGTTCAAAGTATTATATATGGTGATATAGAAAAATATGGCTGGGATAAATTCAAGCAAGAATTGATAAAAGATGGACTAACCAAAGAAGAGTCTTGTCAACTTGAAATGGAATTGATATCAAAATTAGATACAATAAGAAATGGATATAATATTTCTGAAGGAGGATTGGGAAAAGATTGTTTTACTTGTTCTCCAGGAGGATATAATAGAGAAAATGAATTTACAATAAAGATGGAGAAAAAGAAAAGAGAACTTAATAGTAATTTTGTTTATTATACAAGAATAAAAAATGATGATAATCATATTTATTATTGCATAGAGAATGATATTTATATTAAGGGGTTAAAGTCATTATGTTATTTTTTGAGAATAGATAAAAAAAATATAAAGAAATATATATTGGATATGAAGCCTTATTTTAATAAAACTTTCATTATGTCTAATCAGGAATATGATGAATGTGAGTTGACCGATGCAATGAAAGAAGATATAAAAAATAAATATTTGCAAAAATAGAAACTGTGTTCAAATCAGCTTGACTCTAAGTATTAACGACTTATATTAAAATTCTCTTATATGGAAAGAAATACATATAAGAGAAGAATATTGCGGAGTGGAGCAGTGGCAGCTCGCTAGCCTCATAAGCTAGAGGTCAATAGTTCGAGTCTATTCTCCGCATCCAGAATAGTGGTACAGATTTCTTCGAAGCTGTAGGAGATGAAAACCTCTCCAATGACTAGTGGCTAAGAAACTTTTGAAGCCTTAGCTCATTTTTTATTATAGAAAGGGAAGATTATATGAACTCTAAATATTTAAGAAAAGAAAATGAAGAAGATTTAGATTATGCAATGAGATTAATAGACATAAAAAAAGAAGAAAGACCAGATGACCTAGATTGGGGAGATATAGTTGAATTATTAGGATTAGACTTAAACAAAGACAGTTTAAGAAAGAGTCAAGATACTATATTTGGTGGAATAGCTGTTTATAAAAAAATGAAAGATAAAGAATTAATTTCTAAACCAGTTGATTATCAACAAGAAGTACAAATACAATTACAAGAGTTAAAGAAAGAAAGAATAAGATTATCTGATGAAAGAGCGGCATTAAATAGAAGACTCAGAGATGAGGCTAGAAAAGAAAGTATGCATGATTTAATAACTGAATGTGCTCAATCTTTAAAAACAGAAGATAATAAAGTAACTCCTGTTTGTGTAGAAGAAGAATTTGAAAAAGCTGCTATATTAACATTAAGCGATTTTCATTTTGGATTAGAAATAAATGAATTTAACAATATATATAATACTGATGTATTTTATCAAAGATTAAATAAAATATTAGGAAAAACAATTGAATATATACAACTAAACAAAGTAAGAACATTATATGTTTTGGGCTTAGGAGATTATATGAGTGGTATAATACATACTACTACAAGAATTGAAAATAGAGAAAATATAGTTCAACAAGTAATTAAAGTTTCTGAAGCTTTAGCTCAAATGCTAACAGAATTAAGTAAATTTGTTGAAATCTATTATTATGATGTCACTGATAATCATGGAAGAGTATTCCCTAATAAAGAAGATTGGGAAAATGAAGATAACTTTTCATTATTTGTAAGATGGTATTTAGATGCTAGATTTAAAGGTAATGGATATATTCATATAATGCAAAACACATATAGTAATGAAATAGGTGTTGTTGAGATATTTGGAAGAAATTATGCTTTTACTCATGGTCATAGAGATAAAATGAGCGATATAGTACAAAATTTAAGTTTAATGACAAAGAAATTTTATGATGCTATGTTTATGGCACATTGTCATCATTATGAAGCAAATGAAGTACATGGTACTTATGTATATATGAATGGAACATTATCAGGTACTGATGCTTATGCAAACAATGGTAGAAAGACAAGTAATCCATCTCAAAATTTATTTATTTTAAATTCTAATGATGGAATAGAGTGTCAATATTTAATAAAGTTGTAGACTTTAGGAGTTGATTTTAAAGTGAAATTAATACAGAAAGGAATAACAAAAAAGATTATTGCTATTCTATTATGTGTTATTATATTATTAACAAATATAATAATGTTTGTACCTTATGATAAAAAAACAAAAGTTACAGAAGTTGCAAAAGTAGAAAATACTATAAATGTTTATAATAGAACAGAAAGCAAATCTGTGACCTCAAGAAGTGGATTAACTACTAGAGAAGAAGAAACTAAATATTATACAATATATGAATTTGTAATAAATAGCGAGGCAATATTATATTTTGAAAATTTAGAAAATGCAAATTCACAAAAAGATTATTTATTACAAAATACAGATAATGTAAATGTAATTATAAATGAATTAGTTAAAAATAATACAGACGATTTATCAGAAGAAATGGTTATAAAAAACACAATAGAAAATTATATAGTAAAATATAAGAAAAAAATTATTTGTTTCCCTACTAAATCACATTCAATTAGTTCAACATATGGATATAGGAAAAGTAGAGGAGATTTTCATAGTGGTATAGATTTACAAGGAAACTATGGAGATAATATATATGCTTATAAGAGTGGTATTATTATTAAAGTACAATATTCAAATGTTAGTTATGGTAATATGGTGCTTATACAACATAATGATGGTACTCAAAGTAGATATGCTCATATGAGTTCTATAAGTGTAAAAAAAGGTCAAAATGTAACTTGTGGTCAAATAATTGGTCATGTAGGTTCTACTGGAAATTCTACTGGAAATCATTTACATTTTGAAATAATAATAAATGGTAAAACTGTAAATCCTTATAATTATATATTTTAATTAAATTCCTTTATGGGGGATAGTATTTCATGAGTGGGATATTATTCTAGGAAAAGCTAAGCTTTGCGGCACTAGATTAAACTATTAGTCTGGTGCTATTTTCATATTATGATTGAAGAAGGTGATTGAATGCCAAGAAAAAAAATAAATCAGGCAGTAAAAAAAAGAGCAAATAAAGATGATACACCAGTTCAATGCACTTCTTGTGGAAAATTTAAACCAAAATCAGACTTTTATATAAGTTATAATGAAATGCATTCTATTACCGGAGTATTACCTTATTGTAAAGTTTGTATAAGAAAAATGTGCAATGATAAATTTAATAATATAGATAAAGAAAAAACTTTAAGAGTACTTAGAACAATAGATAGACCTTATATACATAGTATATGGGAAAAAGCTGTTGCAAAAGGTGGGGCTAATGTTATTGGTATTTATCTTAGAATGATTAATATGCAACAATACAGAGATTATAAATGGCTTGATAGTGATATGGATAAATTAGAAGAAAAAGATACTAATATAAAGCCTGTCTTAACAGATATAAAAAATGTTGAACCAGTTAAAACAGAAATAGAAAAATTTGAAGATTTTCAAGTAACAAATGATATTATAGCATTATTTGGAAATGGATATACAGAAGAAGAATATTATTATATGTGGAATAAATATGAATTCTTGAGAGGAAATTATACAGAACAAACAAGTATGCACACAGAAGCATTAGTTACTTATGTAAGGTACAAAGTAAAAGAAGAAATGGCAGTTGCTGCTGGAAAAGCTACTGAAGCTAAGACTTGGGGAGAATTAGCTATGAAGCAAGCAGATAAAGCAAAAATAAATCCCAACCAATTAAGTAAAGCAGATTTACAAGGAGGACTATCTACAATAGGAGAAATTGCACAAGCAGTAGAACAAAATGTAGATATCATTCCTATATTACCACAATTTAGATATAGACCAAATGATGCTGTTGATTTTTGTATATGGAATTACATAAATTATGCTAGAAATCTAGAAGGGAAACCTTTGGTAGAATATAAAGATGTTTATAAATTTTATGATAAAATGAGAGAAGACTATATTACAAGTACAGGAGACCCTTATGGTATATTCGATGGAGACCCTACTTTAAATAACAGGGAAAAAGTTGAAAAATTTATACAATTACCTGACGAATACTATGAAGAAGGGGATAAAGACTAATGGCTTATATACATGATTTTGAAAGAGAAGATACTAAACATAGAAGAATGTCAGGTGCGCCTACCAGTAATTATGATGCATGGGATAATCCTACAGTAACTGCTAGTAACGATAGTCAAAAAAGTTTCTTTGAAGCGCATATAAAACAATACACAGAATTAATAAGCTTTTTTAGATGGCATCCGGATTTATTCTTAGATATGATAAGACCGGAAAAAGGTGGAATAAATTTACACTTTGACCAAAGAGTTTATTTAAGATGTATATGTAGATTTGCTAGTGTATATGGAGTATTCCCTAGAGGATGGCGGAAAAACATGGGGAGAAGTAATTTCTATGTTTATTATAGCTGTTCTTTATCCAGGAGTAACAATGGCGATGACTGCTCAAACAAAGGCTAATGCTGCTGAATTATTAAAAGATAAATATGATGAAATTACTAGGCAATATCCGTGGTTTAAAAATGAGGTATTGAAAGTTAGACAAGCAAAAGATGACTTTGAGCTTACTTTTGTTAATGGTTCAAGAATAGATGTACTTGCAAATGCCCAAACTAGTAAAGGGCAAAGAAGAAATAGAATACAAATAGAGGAAAGTGCCTTAATTGATAATTATACTTTTGAAGATGCTTTAAAACCCATTGTTGAAATTGGTAGAACAACACAAGGGAAATTAGGTATAGCAGACCCATTAGAGTTAAATCAAGCAATATCCTTCTTTACTACTTCAGGATTTAGAGGTAGCGATGAATGGGCAAGAAGTATTCAGATGTATAAAGATATGATTGACTTAAAAGGTGATATGGTTCTAGGTTCAGGCTGGATGCTTGGATGTTGGATGGGAAGAGGTTCTAATAAGAGTCAAATATTAAAAAAGAAAAGAGATACAGGTTCGGTAGCTTTTGCTAGAAACTATGAGGAAAAATGGGTAGGAGCTGTGGATAATCAACTTGTTGATATTCAAAAGTTATTAAAAACAAGAACTTTAACTCAACCAGTAGATAATGACTTAAAGAATGAAAGAGAGATAATACTAGGTGTCGATGTTGCACGTTCTGCAAACACTGCTAACAATAAAACTGTTATTAGTGTAATTGAAGAGCATCATGCTGACAATGGATTGATTAGACAGCTAGATTTAATAAATATGTATGTAGTTTCTAATGCATTGAGTTTTAGTGCACAAGCATGTCTTGTAAAAAAAATACAACAGCAATTTACTGCAAAAATTGTTATAGTAGATACTAACGGTTTAGGAAATGGTCTTAGAGATGAACTATTAAGACCAAATGTAGATGTTCAAACTGGAGAAACATATTTACCATGGGATGCTGTTAACGGAGAAATAAGGTCTGAATATAGAGATGCTATACCTATGTTGTATGCATTAAATTCTCAAAATAAAGATGAAACAAAAAAAGATGGAAGAATTAATAATTATGCTATTATTAATTTTATAGATTGTGTAGAAAGTCAAAAATTAAGACTTTTAGAAGAAAGAAAAGATAATGCTTTTGACCCAGGAGATATAGACCAAGTAGAAGCGTTTGTACCATTTGCACAAACAAATGCTTTAGTTGAAGAAATTGCCAATTTGAAGCTTAAACATTTAACAAATGGCGAAGTAACTGTTGAAAAAGTATTAGGAAAAATAGATAAGGATAGATTTTCTAGTCTTATGTATGCATTATGGTGGGCTATGAGTTATGATAATATATTACAAACTGATAATAGAGATTTAGTAATGACTATTGCAAAAATGAATAGTCTTGGCAGTCGTAGAGGCAATTCATTAAATAAATTATTTAGATAACGGGGGTGTAAATAAGTGAGTAATAAAAAAAGAAAGAATAAGAAAAATACAACTCAAACAACCAATAATCAAAAAATGGCAACCCCAGAACAAATGGAAACATTAAATAGTTTTGTTAAAACATATTCTGCTGATTTATCAAAACAATTAAGACAATTAGATTTGATAACAAGAATATCTAGTAATAGAGGAAGATATAATCCAGTATTATCAGAGCAATATGTAAATGACCGTAACTTTAATCCAAGGTCTGCATCTTCTAATGAAATACAACATTGGTTAATGGCACCACAATATTATGATGCAAATATAAGACATCTTAGTCAATATTTAGAAAATGCTGTAGGTCAATATGGTAGAGCCATTTGGTTTTTAAATACAGAAAAATCATTTAACTATATTTTGACACCGGCAGATGCTGATAATAGAGATTATATAGATACAAAAGAATATATGAATAGTTATAATACAGCTTTAAATACATTAAGAAAAATGAATATAAAATATCAATTTTCAAAAATGGATTTACAAGTAATGGAAGATGGAGTTGGATTTTATTTTATACAAGAAACGGATGATACAATAACATTCTTGCAACTACCTACAGATTATTGTTATATAACTGCACCATGGACATATGGTTGGTTATTTGCAATAGATTTAACTTTCTTTGATAGATTAGTAGGATTGCCAGATATGTTACCTGAACTTACAGAAGCTTATAAAGTTTTTGTAAAAAAAAGAGAAGAAGGATATACAGGGGAGCAATTAGCACCTTTTCAATATTATAATCTTCCGCCTGAAAAATCATTCTGTTTAACATTTAATCCAAATAGAGCAGATAAAATTCCACCATTAACTGGTGCTATGGGTGCTTCATTAGATGTTTTAAGTTATAGGGATTTATTAAAGAAAAAATCAGTATTAGATTTATGGAAACTAATTGCTATGAAAATTCCTGTTGATAAAAACACTAATAAAATGCAGATACCATATGATGAAGCTGCTGAATTAATATCAATGATAAAGGAACAAATGCCTGAAAATATAGTTGCTTTTGCTACTCCATTTGATGCTCAAGAGGTTGCAGCAAATCAAGTAAATACAATGGATAAATTAGTAGATTTAGGAGATAATAATGTATTCAGTGCTATGGGTATGGGAGCTGCAATGTTTGGAAAAGATAATAAGAATGCAGGGCAATTAAAAATATCTTCACAAATATCATTTGATTTTTCTGCTACTCATATGTATAATCAGTTTGCAAATTTAGCAAATTGGATAATTATGCAAAAAACTAAAACATATAAATGGAAAGTATCATTCTTTGGAAATAAATTAGATAAAGACAAAGAAATAGATAATGCTTTAAAATTAGTAACAACTTCTAACTATCCTGTAGAATATTTAATGGCTAATACTGGTTTTGAACCTTTTGAAGTGGCTAGTTTTGTAAACTGGGCTAATAAATTAGATTTAAAATCAAAAATGAAACCACTACAATCAATGAATACCATGTCAAATAAGCCTGGTAGTGAAGGCGGTAGACCACAAAAAGATGTGGGGGACATGCAAGATAGTGGTGAAAAAAGTAGAGAATATAAAGATAATAGGGTAGGTGAAAGATAGGTGTTTATAGATAATACTCAAGAATTAAAAAATGTTAAGAAATATACTTGTGGTTCTCCAAATCTTTGTAAATTTTTAGAACAAAATGGGTTAAAACCTATTTATTCTTACCAATTAAACAAAGAGAGAAAGAGCCGCACTATGTGGGTGTTTATTATGACAGATGAGTTATCAAAATTATTAACTCAATGGTCTAATAATAAACCTTCTAATAAAGTAATATAAGGTGGTGAGAATAACAATGTTAATATCAGAAGAAACTCAACAAAAATTAAATCTATTAATTCAAAAGTTTTTTCAATTAAACAGAACTTGGGATAACTTTTTAGGTTATTCTAATGTAGAATGGGCTTTAAGTAATTTTAGTTCTATATTCCACCATGGATTAGCACATTTATATCCTCTTTTAGCTGATTTGATTGCTGATATAGAATTAAGATATAATGTAGTTCCAAAATATTATACTACTGAAAAAGATACTAGAACATATGAAACAATGCTAGATTTTTTCAATGTTAATGTTAATGAACATACAGAGGCTTATGAACTAATAAAATCAGCCATTGATACAGCTACAATAAATGGAGATTTAAACGTTGAAGCAGATTTAAAATCATTTCTAAGATTATTTAATCGTTTTATGGAACAAGCTATATTATTAAGAGATAAAGCTCAAATATATGGTGAAAATAATAAAGCAATGTTTGATGGATTTGCTGACCAATTTTATATTTTAAAAGAAGAAAATGAAGAATTAAATGGAAATGATGATTAATGAAAGGAGAGTAAAGTATGAGTGAAGCAACAGTAAATTTGCAATTTAGTTTAAATTCTGATAATTTTAGATTATTAGAAAATGATGGATATTGCAGTATAGCAGAAATTGACTTTCTACATGTAGGATTAAACAGAAACAAATGTGATATTAGCAAAGAATGTGTAGAAAAATCTTTACAATCTTTTTATAATAAACCATTATTATGTATATTAGATAATTCTATAATACCTTCTTTGTCTTCAGACTTTAAAGAACATGCTTATTCTGATGAAGAAAGAAAAAAATTTATAGCTTTTGGTACTATACCTGAAAGTTCTACATTTAGATTTGTAGAAAGAGATAATGGAAAAACTTATTTAACTGCTAAAGTAGTAATATGGAAAAATTATTTTCCTGTTATTATGAACATATTAAAAAGAAGAGATGGTAATGTAAAAGTTAGCATTGAATTAGCGGTTATTGATGGTGACCAAGATGATATTACAGGTGTATTGAAAATAAATGAATTTAGATTGTTAAGTTGTGTTCTATTAGGTGAAGGTATAATGGAAGGAATAGAAGGAAGTCATTTGGAAGTTTTAAGATTTTCTTTGGCTGAAGATGATTTTAAACAAGCAAATGAATATTATTTAAGCTTTTCTCAAAAAAATGCAGAGTATGAATTACCTAAAGAGGTAAAAGATGCAATTCAAGAAGGATTGAATTCATATAAAGGCATAGGGAAAGGTTGCACAACTCAAGTGGTTACAATGGCTAAAAATTTAGCCAATGGAACTTATATAGATAGAATTCAAGTTAATAAAATTGACCAATCATTGTCTAACTCAAAAAATAAAGACAAGTCATTGACTTTTGATGTTTTGGGTGGAGAAGTTATGGAAAATTGGATTAATGATATTAAGGAAGAAAGAGTGGGTGATAGAAGATTGAAAGGTTTAAGTAATCAAGAACTTCAAGAACAACTATGGCATGATTTAGATAAATATAAATATCATGATGGTGAATGGGAAGGCAGAAAATATTATGTAGAAGAAATATATAGCGATGAAAAAATTGCTATAATAAGAGATAATGAAACTGCTGAATATTTTAAAGTACCATATGAAATTAAAGATGGTAAAGCTAATATCAATATGGAAGATAAAAAACCTGTTCATAAAACTTATGAAGAAACAACTGAAACTTTCTCAGCAAAAGAATTTTCTGCTAAAGATATAACTGTATTTGCAAAAAAAGATTATGGTACAGGAGAAGCAATTACTGTAGATAAATCAAAAGAAGCAATGTCAGAAACTAGTTGGGGTTCGGTTAATAAAACAGAACTAAGAAAAAAAGTATTAGGGGCAAAAAATTATAAATCTTTAGTAAAAGATGTTTATGCTGACGTACAAGAAGGTTGGGAAGACGCACCAAGTTCTAAATTAAAATATCCAATTATGGAAATAAAAGACGGGAAAGCTGTTTATAATAGATATGGATTAGCTAGTGCTTTAGCTTATGCACAAAAGAACAATGAAACAGCTGTTATTAGTAAGGTGAAAAGTTTATATAAAAAACTTGACATAGATAACGAAGATGAAGGTGGTGAAAAAGAGATGGCAAAAGAATTAGACAAAGAAAAAGAAGAAAAAGTAGTTGAAAACAAACTAGACAAAGACAACAAAGATATCGAAAAAGTAAAAGATGATGCTGATGCACAAGAAGACGATGTAAAAGAAGAAAAAAAAGAAGTAAAAAATTCTGATACATGTGACGATATAGGATTTGCTAAAGAAGAAAAAGCCAATAAAATCGAAAAAGATGATAAAGGTGAAGAAGGTCTAGAAGACGATGTTGACGCAGATAAAGACTACTGGAAAAAAAGAGCTAATGCTTTAGAAATCAAAAACGCTGAAATCGAGAATGAGCTTAAAAAATATAAAAGAGCTGAAGAAGAAAGAGAGATGGCAGCAGAAGTAGATAAATTTGCTCATTGTATGTCAGAAGACGAAGCTACAGAGCTTAAAAATTCTATTGAAAAAATGTCAATGGATGAAATGAAAGAAAAAATTAATGCTAAAGTTGCAGAATTTGCTTTGAAAATAAAAAATAAGGAAAAAGAAGAAAAAGAAATGAAGTATTCAATTAATCCATTATTTGAATTAAATACTATGAAATTTTCAGCAGCAGAAGTAAGCAGTTTAGATGATATTATTTCTAATAGCCATGCAAAAATTGCAGGTAAATAATTAAAAAGGAGTGAAATGAATTATGGCAAAACATTATGTTTGTAGAGCAGTTACAGAAAATCCAAGTTATATGCAAGCACAAATCAAAGTACCAGCTGCTGATGAATTACACGCAGGTTTAGTAGTTGTTGCTGAAACTTTAGATGCTACAATAAATGGAAATTTAAGTGTATATGCACCAACAAAAGTTGCAGATATAACAAAAGACGATTTAGCAATCGTATTAGATGGTGGATTTGAAACATTATCAGATGGAAGAAGACCAGATGGTCAACCAGATTACACACAATACACATTCAAAGCAGGAGAAGTAGTTACAGCTATGAGATTACTTCCTGAAACAAAATATGAATTATCAATAGATGCTTGTGGCGCTTCAGTTGCAGCAGCAACAGTAGTACCTGGAGATAATTTAATTCCAGAAGTTGGAAAATATGAATTAAAATATTCTGCAAAAGATACAGCAGTAACAGCTAAAAATTACTTAACAGTAGAAGCTGTTAAATATTTCAGATTAGGTGGACAATCTGGAATGGATATGGCTAAAACACTTGTTGTTAGAGCTAAAATGGCATAAGGAGAGGTGAAAATATAAGATGGAAAATTTAAATATTATCAGAAACTTTTCATTAAAAGATGAAAATGTTAAAGTAATAAAAGAAAACTTAGAAAAAGTTTGTAAATATGCTATGAACCATGACGGAAAACTAAGCAAAATGGCAGATAGAACTTTTGCTTCAGTGGATGGTGAAATAAGCAATTATAATGAAATAAATGAAAAAACAAAATTAGCTTTATTATCATTCTGTGCTGATAAAGCTGGAATAGACAAAATTGAAACAAATGCTGATGTAATAAGAGCATTTAGTAATACTACATTTGCTGAGTTATATAACTCTATAATAGTAGATGTATTAGAAAGCATAGTATTAAAAAGCAGACCTGAACAAATATTCAGATTAGCTAATGTTGATGAAGTAGATGTTGGAGATAGTAAATCATATCCAATCGAAACAAAAGGATTACCAATCGCACAAAGAACATCTTACACAACAAATGTAACATTCTTAGATAGTTATTCAACAAGTTCATTAACAATTACACCAAAGCCATATAGCATTGGTACAACAATGGATTATATTAGAATATTATCTAATAGTTATGATATGGGTAGAGAATTAGCAAGAGTTGCTTTTGCTTTATTATATGCTCAATTAAGACTTATTGTAGATGAAATATATTCTATTACACCTATAAACAACACACCATTCTATCAAGCTGCTTGGAACAAAGATAGTTATATTCAAATGATAGAAGACTTAAGAATGTTAAATGGTGGAGCTGATGTTACAGCATATGGAACATTACCAGCATTCAACAAAATCGGTGCTGTTCTTACTCAAAACTATGGTTTACAAAGCCAAGATGAAATGATAAGAGAAGGATTTTTAGGTAGAGCTTATGGTGTAGATAACGTTGTAATTGACCAATTTACAGATTTATCACAACCATTTACAAATGCTACTGCATCTGCTTTAAGAGCTATACCAAACGATAGAATACTTCTATTATCTAGTGTTGGTGATAAACCAGTTAAATTAGTAAGAGAAAACTTCGTTCATGTAAAAACTAAAGAACCAACAGAAGGTTCACAATACAGACAAAACTATGAATATTTCATGAGTTTTGATGCTGCTATTATAACACAAGCTAACTACGGAATTCAATCTGTTAATTAGTAAGTGAAATAAAGGGGTAGCAAGTCTATCCCTTTATATTTTATTATAGATTATTATAGGAAGGAGTCATAAAAATGGCAAATACAAAAACTACTGCTAAATCAACAAAAAAAGTTGAAGAGGTAAAAAATGTTGAAGAAAAAGTAATAGAGAAAGGCGAAGAAAAATCAATAGATGAAGTTTCTATATTAAAACAACAATTAGAAGAAATGAAAAAAGCTATGGAAGCCCTTATAAAGGAAAAAAGTGAAGCTAGTGTACCTTCTAGTAAAATAGTTGTTAGAAATGAAGAAGATGAAGTAATAATTGGTTGTAGAGTTTTACAAGGAATTGGTTGGTCTGACCCTACAGGAGCAGCAGGAGATATAAGATTAGCTTTTAATGAAGAACAATCTGTATCTGTTTCTGATATGAAAAGATTTTTCAGACAACATTCAGTAAAAAAACTATTTGAAGATGGTTTATGCTATTTTGTTGAACCAGAAAGTTATGCTTTATTTAATATAAGAAAGCATATTGATTTATCTGATGAAAAACTAATAGAAATATTAACTAATTCAGATTTAAATGAAATAGTTAGAGAATTAAATAGATTAACAGATAATAAGAAAAATAGTAGTATAATAAACTGTTTAGTATTTAGAATTTGTGAAATGATAAGAAAACATATTTTAAATTGGGATTATTATACTAGAAAAGGTGTTGAAGACTATTTCAATATGGAATTCGATAGAGGAATAGCTACTTTAGATGCTATAGATAGTATTAGAGGTTAATATAAAATTGTAGGGGAGGTGGAAGAATGGCAACAAGTTTTGAAGAGATATATTGTCTTAATTCGGTTATTAAAATTGACCAACGTTTGACTAATAAACCTTCTTATATGCTATATGATTTGTATTGGAAATATTTGCAATTAGCAATACCTTATTTTCAATATGATTGTAGAAAAGATTTGCTTGATTTAGTTCCATTTTCTCTTACAGAATATTCTTTTACTGGAGATGGTGAAAATAATATATTCAAATTAGACCCAGCTCCTACAAATATTGATAATTTAAGTTTTTATATTGGTGTGCAAACTGATTGTGGACAACCAATTAGACAAGTAACAAATTATCAATGGGATGAAATAAATAGTACTATTACATTGACAAATATAACTCCTGCACCAGGAGAAATAATTAATATAACACTATATGATATAGGACATTTTAATGCAGACTTAAACTTTGATGAAAAGGCTATATTGGCTAGAGCAATGAATATACCTTATTATGAAGAACAAATGACTAATAGTAAAATATTAAATTTTGCTACTTATGGTGGTAGTATAAAAATGCATTCACAAGCAGAACAATTAAAAACTTTAACTTCTGCTTATCAAATGACAAAAAGAGAAGTTGAAGGTGATATAAGTCACTATACTTATCGTACTGCACCGAAAGGTTTAGGAGGATTGGGGGCGAGAACGGTATGCTTACACCCACTAAGGTATCAACCAAAACCGAATGTATCCAAAGAATAAACTCATTACTTCATTCTGAAGAAACAACTGAGTCAAATAGTCAACTAACACAATTGACTAAAGATAACTTTATGAATAGTACAGACCATAGAGTAGTATATAAGAACTTTGATTATAATACTGCCTATGATGCATGGATATATGAAGGAAATGATAAAGATAAAATAGTTGGTTATAAATACTTCCAATCATATCCCTATGATACTCCAAAATTCAAAATTGGAGATTATATTCATTGGAACTTTAATCATAAAGAGTTATCTACTTGGATATTAACATCTTTAGATACAGAATATCTTTATAATGTCAAAGGCAGAATGTTACAATGTAATAATTCATTAAGATGGACTGATGATAAAGGAGAAATTAATTGTTATCCTTGTGTAATTGAAGATGCTTTAACGTATACTAACTTTAAATGGGGTAATAAAGGGGTAGTGGAACCTGGAGGAGATATTGTTGTTATTGTACAAAGAAATAAATATACTTCAGAAATAAAGGTGAATGATAGATTTTTATTTGATAATGTAGGATTTAGGGTAAAACAATTTTTTAATGAACTAAATCCAAACTATTTAGAATTATATATGATGAAAGCACCAGAATTGGAAGATGATGATTTTAAGAATAACATAGCAATTAATAATCAACCAAAAGAAGATACTGCACTAAATGACATAGTATTATTGCCTAATGTAAAAGAAATTATGTTAGGAGAAAAAAAAGAATTTAACATATATAATTATGTTGATGGAGAAAAACAAGACGATACTTTCACGATAAAAGTAAAAGGAGTTCCACAAAAATATTTTAATTTTGTATTAATAGATGGAAATAATTTTACTATAGAAAATTTAAAACAATATCAAATCAATCCATTAGAAATAGAATGTATTGATGATATTACAGGGAACAAAATAAATAAAAAAATATGGTTAGGAGGTAACTGGTAATGTATTCTCCTTGTGATGAAAACAGTTATGAAAAAACGGCTTATAATGATTATAGCTTAGTTAGAGATTTACCTACTATAATAGTTAATTATTTATTTAACAATTCCCCTGATTTTTGGAAACTATTAAAATATTCGCAAAATCCATTAGATAAAACAGATTTGACAAACGAAGAAAAAGCTAAAATGATAGCAAAAACTTCATTTAACACTGAAGAATATAATGTATTATTTCAAAAATATACTGTAGATGCAGTTGTAAAAGCTAAATCTCAAGTAAGAGTTTTTGTAGATAATATCAGTTCTTATGGTAGAACGAATGCATTAGCTAGAATAATATTCCAAGTAGTTGTTAATAATAATGAAATGATGATAGAAACTCCATATTCTGCACATGATAAAAGAGATGTTGCAATTATGCAAACTATAGTTGAAGCATTAAATGGTGTAAAATTAGATAAAACAAAATCACAAATGTTTATTAACAATGAAATAGATAGATTTGCGGGTGCTGCTCAGGTAAGTTATAATAATGACTATTCAGGTTTTCAATTAACAATGGATGTGTGGATTTAATGAATATTAGTTATGAAAATAAAATGAATTTGGCTTTTGATAAGCCTTTAGAGTATAAAAGTTTATTATTATACCCTGCAACATTACCTTATTATTCTATATTTGCTTCAGCAGATGAATGTTTAGATGTTTCTCGTTTAGATGAAAAGAATAAAAGATTTTTAAGATTGCCTTATCTAGAATATTTATATGAGAAATCATTAATAGATGATAATTTTAAAAATAGATGGAATATGTTGATATGTATATTGAATATAGTTTTAAAGGAAGAACAACCTTTTGATGTATTGAGACAAGAAGGTAAACTATATATAAAGGTTTATCAAAAGTCAGAAAATTATGAATTATTGAATAAAGAATATACTATTTTAAAAACAAATTTTTTAGCACAGCATAAAAAACAAAAGGCAAGTAACCAAGAATTAGAAGCAATAGCTAAAAAATTACAGGATATACAAGATAAAATGTATGTTCATATAATGATAGGCTCTGAAGATTTTGAAGAGATTAGAAAACTGATTATGATACAAAATGATATTAAAGCACAACATTATGATGCACAAACTGAAAAATTTTTGTATCAGATGAAAGAGAAATTACAACAAACAAGAGCCGCAAAAGATAATACAGATTTAGAAGATTTGATTACTGTAGTTGCATATAGTATGAATATAAATCCTATAGATATGGAAAATATGACTATAAGAAGATTTAATAGATATTTACATATCGCATTAAATAAGGATGATTATTATATGTATAAACAATTAGAATTAAGCGGTATGATAAAAATGAAATCTGATTTACCACATTGGATTAATCACTATGAACCAAAAGGAAAATTTGATGATATCTTGGTTGATAGTAGTGGTTTAATGTCATCTTTACAAGATGGCGATAAAATTTAATAAAAGGAGAGATAGATATGGCAGGAATAATTAATAAAGGTTTAGCTTTTGTTTCTGTAGCTGATGTATTATTTTTCAATCCTACAACTGGTGACTACATGGGAGAAGGATTAGCTTTAACAAATTCTACTCTAACTCAAGAAGTTCAAAGTATTGAACAAAGAGGTGGATATTTAAATGCTTTACTATTCGATATTAAACATAGTAAAAACATTACTGTTGAATTAGAAAGTGCAACATTTAAAATGGAATATTTAGCTTTCCAAACAGGTACTCCAATTGTTACAGGATTATCAGGTGTTTATAAATTTGACGAATGTGTTTCTTTCACAAATGGTGTTGGAGCAACAGCTGAAACTCCATTAGGAAATGTATTTGTAAGAATGCCAAATGGTATGGTTAAGAAATTCAGACCAACAGGTAAAAATGTTGATATTGGTATGGGTGAATTTACAGGTTCTCTACAAGTTGTATATCAATACAGTGAAACAGTAGACCAAATCACAATTGATACAAAAACACAACCATTAACAGTAAAAGCTGTTATGAGAGTTCATGTAATCAGTCAAGATGGTGTTGAAGGATATATTCAAATCACAATACCAAGATTAAAATTCAACGGAAGCATCACATTAAACATGACTTCAGATGCAGTTTCTACATTTAGTTTAGCAGGTACAGCTCAAGAATATGCTACAGATTGTGGAGAAGCTTATTATGCTGATGTAAAATATGTTGCTTCTTCAGAAGAAGCTGTAACACCAGTTGAAGATATAGTTGCATCACCAAATGTATTAACATTCTCATTAGCAGGAGTTAAAGAAGCTACAGCAAATGTAATAGGTGTAAGAAGTGCACCATATTCAAATGTTACTTTAGACAATACTAAATTAACATTCAAGAGTTCAGAAGAAGAAAAAGTTTCTGTAACACCAGCTGGTGTAATAACAGGACTACAAGAAGGTACAGTTAATGTTACTGTATCTTATGAAGGATTACAAGATATAATTACAGTTACTGTAGGTGCGTAACCAATGGCTTGTAAAGAATATCCTTTATGTAAGTATGCATTTTATGAAAAGCAACCAAATAAAATGGTTGTTTTAAAATGTAACAAAAGTAATGAACTATGTGCATATTCTAGGTATTGTTCAATGTTACTAAAAGTAATTCATACAAGTACCTATGAAAGCTGTGCAATTAAGAAACAATAATAAATTATAGCAGAGATTGGTTTATTACTAATCTTTGCTATTTTTTTTGCGTAAAGGGGTGAAAACAACATGATAGATGTAGCTACTTTAACTGCATTATCAAAATTGTTATTTGATGGTTTGGCAATTTTAATAGTATTTATCCTTTACATAAAAGGAAATCAAAAAAGAGATAAAGAGTACGAAGCTGAAAGAGAAGAACAAAAAAAAAGAAATGAAGAATTGCAAAAAAATTACAATTCTATGATACAGGATATAATAAAAGGGGTTTCAAAAAAACATCTTACACCCGTAGAAAGCAAAAATATAGGTAAGATAGAGAAACAAATAAACGATATAATAAATCAAATATTACAAGAGACTGGAGCCTCAAGAGTATGTATAGTAAAATATCATAATGGTAATAAAGATATGACAGGAAAATCTTTTTTAAAGATGAGTATGACAAATGAAGTGGTAAATTTAGGAGTTGCTCCTATAATGTCTGATTTTAGAGACTTATTTAGGTCTTTATTGGCATATTGGTGTCACGAAATTGAAACGAAAGAATGCTGTATAATATCAGATGTTGAAAATTTAAAAAATATAGATATTACAATGTATCAATATTTAACTGTAAGAAACATTGAAGCAAAATATGGAGTAGGTTTAAAAGATAGCGAAGGAAACATTATAGGATTTATTTGTATTGAATATCTTAATAAATTAGATTTTGATTTAGGGAAAATCAATAAAATAATGACAAAAGACTTTCCTAAAATAGAAACATTAGTAGCTTTAGATGGAGGTGTTGAATATGAATTGTAATAGTAATACGGCACCATTATTAGAGCAATCTACAACTATGTCTTGTAATAATGGATGTGCACCTAAAGATATAAATGTAATATGTAAAAAAATAATTATTCCAGCAGGTCAAGAAGTTTTAGGAATACAAGGAGAAAATAATGCTTCAAAGAGATACTTTTTAATTCCAAAGATTACAGAAAATGGAGACGATTTATCTAATGCGCAATTTAACATTGTAATAAAAAGTGATGTTAATGGCACGGCTACTATTGAAATAAAAGAACTACAAATATTAGAAAATTATATAAAATTAGAATGGAAAATTGATGATAGTATAACAAATGTAAATGGGAATATACAAATTCAAATTGAAGCAATAAAAGATGATTTTGTTTGGAAAACTTATCCTGCTACTTTTGTTATAGCTACAGGTTTATAGGAGGGATAACATGGCAAATATAAAAGTTAGTGAAATGCCTGAAGCAACAAGTGTAGCCCCTGAAGACCTAATTATGTTAATTCAGGGGGGGGCAATAAAAAGGTAACAACAGATACTTTGCTTGGAGATAGAGTTGTAGTAAGTCCTACTGAACCTACAGGAGATAACAGAAAGAAAGTATGGTTTAAATGGAGCAATAATTTATTAAATTATAACGATTTAACAAATTTAGCAATCAACTTTGGAGTTAAAGTAGATGGAGAGAATGTATATAGCACAGCGACATCAGATAGTAGAGAGTGGAATTATAATAATTCAAATTGGTTTGTTACCTTACCAGCAGGGACATATAATTTTTCATTATCATATTCGAAACAATCTACTAATTCAGGTGCTGGATTGGGAATTTATTTAAAAGATAAAAGAATAGTTTTTGAACAAACTCAAAATATAAGTAATTATAATTATACATTTATATTGGACAAAGAGTCTAAAGTAGGTATTATGCTGAAGATATATGATGGAATACTTAAAATTCAAATAGAACAAGGTTCAAAAGCAACAACTTTCCAACCATATGTAGAGCCACAAATATTTATTAAAAATTCAAATGAAGTATATGAAGAATTTATTAAAAAAAATGGTGAAATTACATTATATGAAAATCAAGATGGAAATAATGGCTATGAAATAGAATTACTTGATACTGTTAAAAAATGTGCAGAAGTAGAGATATATGGAATTGGAGATAATAATATAAGAATATACCAAAAAATTCTTAATCCTAATGAAGCAACATTTGAAATGTCATCGGAAGTTATGTATGAAGGTACAGAATATATAAATAAAGCATTATGTGCATTTATAAATAATAAATTCTATAAATATCAAGATAGAGAATATAAAATAGATGTAACATCAGCTAATGTTAGAAATGTTACAGCTTCTAATTGGTTGAAAATAGTAAAAATAGTTGGAATATTAAATTAAAATACACAAAAACCACAAAATAAATATAATTTTTATAAAATAGGAGTTGATTTATATGGAAACTTTAAGTATAATAGTTATTGTAGTTATTATGGCTATATTTTTAGGTCTAGTTGGATTAAAATTATATAGCAATATAAAACTAAAAGGATTAAGACAAACAGCTATAGATTTAATATCTCAAGCTGAAAGTGCTTATGAAAAAGGAATGAATAATGAAAAATTCAAAGCAGTATTTGATGGTGTGATTGCGGCATTACCAGCACCTGCTAGAATGTTTTTAAACGAAACAACTATTAAATATTTTATACAAACTGTATTTGATAGTATTAAAATCGCATTGGATACTAATACAAAAGAAGATAATAAATAGTTAAATAAAGTTAGGAGTGTTTTTATGGAACCAATAGAAGAATTAGATATAATTGAAGGTACAATAGAAATACCAACAATAGAAAATCCTGATGATAGAGAACTTGAAAATATTGAGATAGAAACAGAAGGAGGAAAATAGTATGGCTAAAATTTATTACAACCAAATGGATAGCAGATGGGCTAATCATCCTTATCCAGCACCAGGTTATGAAGATAAAACATGTGGAACTTCTGGATGTGGAACTACTTGTGGTGCTATGATAGTATCAAGCTGTAGAGAAACAATTACTCCTGATGTTATGTGTGATATATCTAGAGAAAATGGATATAGGGTACCGGGTGGTACAGCTGATGGATTGTTTAGTTATATTGCTGAAAGATGGGGAATAGAAATGAAAACATTACATTCTTCATATGAAGCTCATCAAGCTTGTAAAGAAGGATATTTTGTAGTTATATGTTGTGCCTCTGGATTATGGACAACAGGTGGTCACTTTATTTTAGCAGTAGGAGCAAATGATACTGATATAGAAATATATGACCCATATTTATATAATGGAAAATTTGATAGACCAGGAAGACAAGGAAAGGTAAGATTAGATGGTGTTAGTGCTTGGGTAGAAATTAATACTTTTAAAGCTAATTCTAATGCTCAAAGATTTTATGCCTTTAAAGTTAATGATGGTCAAGAAGTAGAACCAGTTCAGCCTACAATTCCACAACCAAAAACAGCATGGGTAAATACTTCAAGTATGCCTTTAAATGTTAGAAATAGTGCAAATGGAACTATAATAGGAAGTGTAGCAAAAGGAACAAAAGTTACAGTATATGAAGAGTCAAATGGTTGGTCTCGTATTGACCAAGGTTGGGTTGCTAGTTCTTATTTAACATATTCAGAACCTGTATCTGTAGTTAACACAGTAGGTCAAACAAGAAAGTTTGCCGGAACTACAAAAATTTATTCCAATTCTAATTTAACAGGAATTGAGTATGATTATAAAGCAAATACAAGCGTAGAGATATTAGAGAATGTAAATTCAAATGTAGATAAAATTAAAGTAACTCAAACAGGAAGAATTGGATATGTTTCTACTAGTGTATATGTAGGTGGTTCTAGTACAAGTGCTACTAAACCTGTATCTGCTCCAGTAATTTCTAAATATAAGTTAGGAAGATATAAAGTTGCAGCAAAAGAATTAAACGTAAGAACAGGTGCTGGTACAAATTATCCAGTAAAAAGAACTTATAAAAATGGCACAGTATTTGACACATATCAAATAAAAGGAAACTGGGCTAAAACTCCTAGTGGATGGGTATGTTTAGATTATTGTACTTTAATGTATAAATATTAATAGAAGGAGAGATAAAAATGGAACATTATATTTGTAGACCAGTTACAGAATTACCTGCTTATATGCAAGCTCAATTTAGAGTTCCAGAAGGCGAGATAATTACTGCTGGTCAAGTTTTTGCAGCCGAAGAATTAGACGCGGAATTAAGATATGGAAATTGGACTGTTTTTGTTCCAGAATTTCTTTCTGATACAGAGACTCAAATCCCATCAATTATATTAGATGGTGGGTTTGAGACTTTGCCTGATGGAAGAAGACCTAATGGGCAACCAGATTATACTGAATATGCTTTTACAGAAGGTCAAATTATTACAGCAATTAGATTGCTTCCAGAGACTAAATTTGAAATAAGTTATGATAGTATAATACAAGAAAGTGAAATTAAAATTGGCGGATATTTAGTTCCAGAAGTTGGAAGTAGCCATTTAATATTCAAAGAAATGCTAGAAGAAGCAGATACTTCAATATACTTAGTTGTTGAAGCGTTAAAATATTTCAGAATAGGTGGACTATATGGTAATGAATTTGCTCAAACAGTAGTAGCTAGAGTAAAAAGGCAAAAAATTGCAGGAACTAACGGGTTAATACTTAAAGCTAGTACAGTAGATAATCTTGAAATTCCATTAAATGCACAAACTGTAGTAGCCACATTAAATACTGTAGGTGGAACTGCACCATACACATATTCTTTAATAAACGGCGGTCAAGATAATGACTTATTTGAAGTTGATGGAAATAAAATAAAAAATAAAGAACAAATTACTGAAGATAGAACATATCATATAGCTGTTAAAGTAACAGATAAAGATGGAGATACTAGAAATGGTATGGTTGGGATTATGGTAAATAGCCCATCAATAAAAGATATTAATTTAACAATGACTGATGATATTAGACAAGGAGAAGATAGTACACAACCAGGTGGACTAATTGCTCTTGCTGAAGTAGAAGGTGGAACTGCGCCTTATATTATTTCATTAGAAGGAAAAGATAGTGATAAATTTACTGTTGATTTAATGAGTATAAAAACTGGAGCTACTCCACTAAATGAAGGAGTTTACAATGTTACTATAGTTGCAACAGATAGTAAAGATAAAATGGCAAAACATGAATTAAAAATTGAAGTTCAAGAACCATATCCAGACATAGAAAGTGTTACTTTAAATATAGAAGATAACTTAACTGCTCCTGTAGTGGCTAATACAATAGTTGGTCATATTCAAGTATTAGGTGGAACACCAGCATATACTTTTGAGTTACCATTAGGAGTTGGAGATAACGATTTATTTATAATAGAAGATGCAATAAAAGCAAAATCAGACATAGTTGCTCCTGGAAATAAAGCAATAACAGTAAAAGTAACAGATATTCATAATAAAACAAAATCAGCAAGTGGAATTTTATCTTTAGCGGCGCCAGACATAACTGCTATAAATTTTGCACAAACTGAAGGATTAAGAGAAGGAGAAACAAACGTTAATACTAATGCTATAATAGGCACATTATCAACAACAGGTGGAACTGCTCCTATATCTTATTCTATAGTAGGTGGAGCTGATAGAAATCTTTTTAGAATTAGTGGAAATAGTTTAAGAGTTAGCAATACAGCATTAACTCAAGGAACATATACTATAAGTATTAATGCTAGTGATGACTATGGAAAATCATATAATTCTGATATTTCTATAACTGTTGAAGCTGCTTATGAACCAATATCAGAAGTAAGAATTTCTCCAGTAGTAGGATTAACAACACCAGTTACGGCAGATACAAAAGTAGCTGATATTACTTCTACAGGTGGAAAACCTCCGATAGTATATTCTTTACCAGCAGGTATAAGCAATAATGACAGTTTTAAAGTAAGTGGAAATAAAATATTAGTAAAAGATGAAATAACTCAGTCTGGAAGTTATGGAATTATAGTTAAAGCAACAGATGGAAATGGCAATACAAAAAATTCAGTAACCACAGCATTTACAATCGCTGATGGTCAATAATTGAAAGGAGAAAATAATGGCAAATTATTTATGTAGAACAGTAACAGAATTACCAGGATATATGCAAGCTAACTTCAGAGTTCCTGAAGGTACACAAGTATATGCTGGTGAAATATATATGGCTAAAACTTTAGATACAGATTTAGGTTATGGAAACTGGTCTGTATATCTTCCAGAAGTAATAGAAGATGTTTCTAAAGAAGTGCCAGCCATTGTTTTAAATGGTGGATTTGAAACATTAAATGACGGAAGAAGACCAGATGGAAATCCTGATTATACTACTTATGCATTTAATCCAGGTGATATAGCTACCGCTATAAGATTAGAGCAAGGTACTAAATTTGAAATAAGTTACGATGCTATTAGCAATGGAATTGATGTAGATGGATTAGGATATTTAATTCCAGAAGAAGGTGTAGGCTTATTAAAATTTGTTGACACTTTAAATGAAGTTAATAGCAAAGTTTATTTAAAAGTCGAAGCATTAAAACACTTTAGAATAGGTGGTAAATTCGGTGGACAATTCATTAATACAATGGTAGTAAGAGTTGTATATAAAAAAGTAGAAGCTCAACCTATAGACCCAGAAATAACAGCTATCCAAGCTGAAGTAGTACAAGGATTAAAAGTTGGAGATGCAAATGTTGCTAGTGGGGCAACTGTATTAACAATGAATACAATAGGTGGAACTCAACCTTATGAATATTCTCTTGTACCAGATGGAGAAGTGGCTCAAGATAATGATAAATTCGTTATTGGGTCAGCAGAATTAAAAGTTGGGGCAGAAGCTTTAACTGAAGCTAAAACTTATAAAGTATATATACAATCTAAAGATAGTAAAGGAAAAACATTTAAAGAAGGATTTGATATACCAGTTGCAGCTGAATAATTATAGAAACTATAACTTTAATTAGTTATTTATAAACCGTACTTTATTTGTACGATAGTGAGAAGGGTAGTTTCTAGCTATCCTTCTTATTTTTTAAGAATGAAAGGTGGAATAATCATGGGAAGAAGAATAAAAATTACTTTACCTGAAAACACACAACAAGAATTTAAAGTTGGAGAAAAAATTGTAAAAATAGATAGTTATATTTCATTAGAAAAATGTGATACTATAATATCTGATATAAAATCTACGGTTTTATATAATTCAGAAATTGAAAATAAATTCGCTTTAATTTATCCAAGATACATAAAAGATGTTCTAGATTTATGTACTAATATTGATACTGCGGAATTAGGTGGAGAAGATTTGAATTCGCCAGTATTAGAAGAATTATTAAAAACTAATTTAATAAACTTTGAACGTATATATGAGTGCATAAAAAAAGAATATGATAAATGGGTAATGGAAAATTGTTTTGGAATATTAGCTCATAAATTACCAAGCGTTGAAGATATGGAAAAAAGTATGAAGAACTTGTCTGAAACAATAGAAAATTTACCTGAAGATAAATTAGAATTAATAAGTAAAAGTATTGTATGGAATAATATGCCTGTATTAGGACAACAAGTTGCCCCAGCAGAACATAAACCTATATTAGCAGAAGCTTAGGTGATATAAATGGCTATTAGAACAGATGAAGATTTAGAAAATGTATTTTATGACTTAATTGCAGATGTAATGGAGTCAATGTGTGAAAGAGCCAAAAAATTATTGCAGCAACATATTAATACTGATACTTATGGAATAAACAAAACAGAAACTGGTCACCCAAAAATAAATAAAAGTTATTTAGATGGTACAGGAATACCTAGTTATGAATTTAGGGATAAAGCTTGGGATACTGAAGTTAGAAAAAGCTTATTTACTATATTCTATAATGGAGATTTAATGTCTCCACCTAGTGTTTCTTTCCCTTATTTACATGGTAATATGCAAGAAGATAGAAGAAGTAGGTTAGCAGAAATATTAAATGTTTCTGGGATTGCTTCTGATGGAGATATGTATGATACAAAAATAAGAGCACCATTTTGGGATAATTTTGAAGAAGAATTAAGACAAAAGCTTGGTGATTGGTTATATACAGAATTTAATAATAGAGGATTAAAAATTCCAAGTCTAAAGAATGCCCAATTTTAGATTGGAAATATTATAGACTTCCTTTAATTTCATAAGAAAGGAAGGTGGAAACTAATGGCAACAAAATTTGAGGTATTATTATCTGCAAAGTTAGATGATAATTCGGTAAAAGACATACAAAAGCAGTTAGATAGTATATCTAAAGGAACAACCCTAAAGATTAATGCAGATAGTTCTCAAGTTAATAATTTAAAGCAATCTTTGACCGATTTAGGAAATTCTGCAAAAGAAGCAAAAACTCATACTCAAGGATTGGATGATATTATACAAAAGTTCAGTAGCTGGCAAATTGTTGGAGATGTTATACATGGTGTTAAAGATGCTATGCAAGATATGGTTCAACAAGTATTTGACTTAGATGAGAGTTTGACTGAATTAGATAAAGTCACTGACTTAACTTCTGGTGGATTACAAAATTTAGCAGATGATGCTTTTGAAGTTGGAGAACAAATAGGCGCTACACGGCAAAGATGTCATAGATGCCACTACAATCTTTGCTCAGGCAGGTTATGCGGCAAAAGATGCTTTAGACCTTGGAGAGCAAGCTATAATGTTGAAAAATGTATCTGAAGCTGGAGCAACAGCTGAAGGTAGTGCTAATACATTAATTGCTACTATGAAAGCTTTTAAATTAGAAGCTGGTGATAGTCAACATGTAGTAGATGCTTTAAATGAGGTATCGAACAAGTATGCAGTTAGTGTTAATGATTTGAGTACTGCAATAAGAAAAAGTTCTGCTTCAATGGCAGCAGGTAATAATTCATTAGAGCAAACATTTGGACTTGTTACGGCTGGAACCGAAATTTTAAGAGAACCAGGTAGGGTTGCGAATGGATTAAGTACAATCACAGCTCGTTTAACAAAAAAAAATGATGAATATATTGCTTCCATAACTGGAGGTATGGGAACAATAGATAAAAATACAGGAGAATTACGTTCAACTTATGATATTTTATTGGACTTATCAAAACAATGGGAACATTTAACTTCTGTAGAAAAACAAGAATTAACTGAAACAGTAGCTGGTAAAACACAAAGAGCTTTATTTACAGCATTAATGCAGAACTTTAGTACTGCTGTAGGTGCTTCAGAAGCTGCTTTAAATAGTGAAGGAAGTGCAGCTACAGAAAATGCTAAGAGAATGGATAGTTTGAATGGTAAAGTTCAACAATTGCAATCAGCTTGGCAGAGTTTTTCTAAAAACACTATTGATAGTAGTTTTATAAAAAATATATTAAGTTCTCTTACAGAACTTATAAAATTTATAGATAAAATTGGTGGATTGCCTACAGTATTAGCTACTGCAACTTCTGCTTTACTATTGTTTAAAGGTGGACTTATTTTAGACAAAACATTTAAAGCTTTTTCTAGTGGAGTGTCTTTGATACGAAATGGACTAGTAACTTTAATTACTGCTCTTCCTAATGCAGTTTCTGCTTTTAATGCTTTTTCTGCTGGAATTATTAGTGCTGGAACAGCTATAGAAGCAGCTGTTCCTTTATTATCACTTATAGCTCTAACTATTACTGGAGTTGTTGCTGGTATCAAAGCTTTCACAAAAGCTCAAAAAGAGGCAACATCGGCAGCTATTGAAAATAGTCAAAGCGCAGAACAATCAATAGCAAATAATAAAGAAAAGCAGAAGACATTAGAAAAGGAAATAGATACTTTAAAGAAAGAAAGAGATACTTATATTAATAGTGCAGATGCATCTAAAGATTTAAATAATGATAGTATTGTAGAGAGCAAAAATGAAGAAATAGCAAAAAGAGAAACTAACATAGAAAAAATCAAAGAGGAAAATAAAGAGTATTTAAACCAAAGAGAAGCTGCGGCTCGCTCTATGACAACCAATAAAGCCGACTCTACAGGATTAGGATGGAACCAACTTTATGGTGCATCTAATCAAAAAGAAGCTGATACATTAAGAGAAAATATAAAAAGCATAAATAAAGAGCTTAAAGATGCAGAGGGAAATACTGGCGCTTATAAAAGAAAGTTAGAAGAACTTCGTGGCGAGTATGAAAAACAAGCAAAAAAGAGAGAAGAAAATGGTGAAACAGCTGAAGCAGAGACTGAAACAATAAAAGCTTTAAATAAAGAGTTAGAACATAATAGTAAAAAATATGAAGAGGATAAAAAAACAGCAGATGAATTTTATGATATACTAAAGAGTGGTGGAAATATATCAAATGATAATATTGAATGGTTAAAAAAATTTTATAATTTAAGTGATGACCAAATCAATCAGCTTAAAGAAGGTATAGATGTAAAAAATTCTGACTCTGAGTCTACAAATGCTCAGACTGAAGCTCAACAAAAATTAAATGAAGCTTTAGCAGATTCACAAAAGAAACAATCAGATTATGACTCTATAGTAGATGATAGCATTAATAAATTGGTATCTTATAGCGATAATGTTTCTTTATTGACACAGGCTCAAGATATGCTTACTGATAGTGGACATTTAACTGCTGAGATGTACCAACAATTAGCTAATAATGATTTGTTACAGTATCTTGATGTGGTTAATGGAAAATTACAGGTTAATAAAGATGCTTTTGACGGGTCTTCTCAGGCAGCATTGGATAATGCGACTCAAGCAGTTAAAGATAGTTTAGCACAAGAATTATTGCAAATAGCTCTCGCAGACCAAAATGGGACATTAAATGAAACGGCAACAAAATTAGGTTTAGTAAAATCTAAGAGTGAAGGAGTAGATACTACTAAAGCCGTAGAACAAATATTAAAAATTGGTTCTGTTGCTAGTACTAGTAAAGCAGAATTAGGTGCATTATTCCAAACTATGGAAAAAGGGAAAGAGGTTAATGCAGATTACACTCCTTCTTCTGAAGCAGCAAATCTTATGAACCAAGCTATAGATAGGGCAAATAAAAAAATAGCAGCCATTAAGTCTATAAGTTTAGGAAACTTTAAAAGTAGTGGTTCTAGAAAGAAGTCAGGTAGTGGTTCAAAATCTTCTACAAAATCCACTAAAGAAGAATATAAAGCAGAAATTGATACTTTATATAAGTATAAAAATGCTCTTGATAATGCAAAGGAAAGTGTTGATAAAATACAAGATGCTCTTAAAAATACGGACAATTTAAATGAGCAAGAAAAATATACGAGACAACTTATTGATGCTTTAAATAACGAAATCAACAAAACTAATGAATTAAAAGCAGCACAAACAAGACAAATTAATGGTTATATAAATCAATTAAGAGCTCAAGGATTTGCAATAGACTATAACTCATCTAAAAATGAATTATATATAAACAATATGCAACACTTAGCAGACTTTTCTGGAGATACTGCCAAAAATCTTGAAAAATTAATCAAAAAAATTCAAGATTTAAATGATGATAATAGAAGCTTAGACGGTTCTGTAAGAGATTTGACTGGAGATGTAAAAGATTATTATAAACAGTTAGAAGATATACCAGAGAAAAAACTTAAAAAGTTCAATGAATTAATGGAAGAGTTCCAACAAAATAGACTTGACCAAATTCAAAATCAAATTGATGACATACAACATGAAATGGACAATGACCCTCGTTTAAAACAACTTGAAAATCAAATTGAAGCATTAGAAAATCAAAATGATGAACTTGATAAGCAAAAAGAACTTGAAGAAAAATTATTGGCAGTAGAAGAAGCTAAAGAAAAATTAGCAAATGCCAATCGACAGAAGACACTTCAAGTTTATAGAGAAGGTCAAGGGTTTGTATGGGAGACTGACCCAGATACAATAAAGGACGCCGCAGATGAATTAAAACAAGCACAAGATGACCTTAACGATAAAATAAAACAAGACCAAATAGACCAGCTTAATGCTGAAAAAGAAGCACTAGAAAAGAGCTATCAAGACAGGATTGATGCATTGCAAGACTTCTTAGATGAACAAAATTATCAAATAGATAAGGCTAACAGAGAAGGTATAAAATCATTCCAAGACTTACAAAAAGAAATGGCAAAATATGGCGTAGATAGTGCAGAATATTTAGGCAAAGCAACAGACTGGTTAAATAATTATAATAAATCTCTTGTTGATTTAAATAATACTGTTAGTGGAATATTATCAGGTTCTACAAAAGCTACTGATGGGCTTATATATAGTTCAGCAGTACAAGATAAGATAAATCAAGCATTATCTAATATAATTCCTACAATATCATCAACTGGAATATCATTAAATCAAATAGATTATGACAAGATAAAAGGAAATACAGATAATCAAAGTATTTATATAAACAATATAGAATTACCAAATGTTAAAGATATAGATGACTTTGTTGAAGCTTTAAAAGATTTACCAAGAATGGCAGCAACTCAGTCAACAATGAGAAAATAGAAAAGGAGATTTTAGAATATGGCAAATATAAAAGTTAGTGAAATGCCTGAAGCAACAAGTGTAGCCCCTGAAGACCTAATTATGTTAATTCAGGGGGGGGCAATAAAAAGGTAACAACAGATACTTTGCTTGGAGATAGCATTGTTGTAAGTGCAACAGAACCTACAGGAAATAATAGAAAAAAGGTTTGGTTTCAAAAAGGAAAGAATTATTTAGATATTTCTAGATTAACAACTCGTACAACATATGGAATAACATTTACACCAACTGCAACAGGAATAAAAATAACAGGTACAGCAACAGATACGTACGCTTATGGGGGAAGCATAGGTATTGATTTAAAAAAAGGCAAAACATATACATTATATGGAAATAATGCTGGTAATACTTTAAAATTAGAACTAAAAAAAGGTACTACAATCATCACAGCTATAAAAACATCAAATAATAAAATTACATTTACTCCTAATGATGATATAAATCTTGTTACATTTATATTGGAAGATATTGTTAAAGGAACTGCTTATAATTATGAAATAAGTAATTTACAAATAGAACAAGGTTCAACACCAACAGAATATCAACCATATGTAGAACAACAGATATTTATTAAAAACTCAAATGAAGTATATGAAGAATTTATAAAGAAAAGTGAAGAAGTATATTCAACAGAAAAGCAGAGAATAGGGACTTGGATTGATGGTAAGCCATTGTATAGGATAACAATTCCTAATATTGCTGTTGGTGCAAATAAACAAGTAGCAGTGGATTTGAGTAAATATAATTATAATGAAATATGGATAGATAATGGAAACACATTTAATCACTATGCTAATTCAAATTTGACAAGCTCTGGTGTAAATTGGATAAATAATGATTTTATAGATACTGGAACAGTCTGGATAAATCAAAATAAGATAATGAATGTAAAAAATCATTCAACATCAGATAGAACTTACTTCATAACACTAAAATACACTAAGTCATAAACTAAAATAAGAAAGGAGTTTTAAAATGGCTACACAACAAACGAAAGATGGCTTGGGATATATAATCCAAGCTATATCAAATATAGTTGAACCAAAAATGGAAACATTAAAATATGATAAAACTTATAGAGCGAAGGTAATTGAAAAAGTAGATGCTGGAGTTTATAAGGTACAAATAAATAACGTAACATATAAATTATCATATAGTGGGGCTTTAAACGTAGGTGATATAGTCAGAGTAAAAGCTCCTTTAAATAATTTCTCTGACATTTATATAGAGCCATTGCCTGGAAGTGGTGGAGGTGGAACTGGAGGAACAACAAATTATAATGATTTGACAAATAAACCAGTTATAAATAGCACTTATTCTACCGCTCAATCTACTAATGTTAGTGAAATATTAAAAGGCACTATTGCCTTACATAAAATATCAAAAACAGGTAATTATAATGATTTATTAAATAAACCTAGCTTAAATTTTATACCAACAAGTCAAAAAGGAGTAGCTAATGGGGTAGCTACTTTAGGTGCAGATAGTATAATACCAAAATCACAATTACCTGCTAATACTGTATATGATACAAATTATAAACATATTGATGTAGAAGATAATTTAACAAGTTCTAGTTCAGACAATGCTTTATCAGCAAATCAAGGTAAAATATTAGCAAGTAGAATAGAACAAAATGATACAATGATTACTACTATACAGGAAGATGTTATTCAAGCCGAAGATAATATTACAAAAATAAAAAAAGATTATATACCTTTAACTCAAAAAGGATATGCCAATGGTGTAGCATCATTAGATATTAATGCTAAAATATTACCTATTCAATTGCCTATTGCGACAACTACTACTTTAGGAGCTTTTAAAATTGGTAAAAACTTAACTATTGATGCAGATGGAACATTAAATGCAACAGGTGGTGGAGCAGGAAATAATGAAGTAGAAATATCTGAAGATACACCAACTGAGTCTTCTGTAGAATTATGGGTAGACCTTAATGAAAATCCCAGTTATGCAGAAAATCAAGTATATTCTACTACTGAAACAAAAATAGGAACTTGGATAGATGGAAAACCACTATATAGAAAAGTAATAGATACATTGACATTGCCAAGCAATGCAACGGTAGAATATGATATAACTAATTTAAATATAGCAATCATAACAAAACTATATGGGACTGCTTCTTATAATAATGGACAATTGGGTAGACCACTGCCATTTGTATCAAGTGGAACAAGTCAAATAAGATTAGATGTAAATGACAAAAAAATAAGACTAATAACATATGAGAGTTGGTCTCCGTATCCTGTATTGATTGTAATAGAATATACCAAAACTACGGATTAGAAAGGAAGATAAATATGGCAGTTTTAAAATATAAAGACCCAACAACAGGAAAGTTTGTAGAACTTCCTACTGGTTCGACTGAGATAATAGATAATTTAGATAGTACTAGTAAAACAAGTGCATTAAGTGCAAATCAAGGTAGAGTATTAAATGAAAAGATACCAACAAAAACTAGTCAACTAACAAATGATAGTAATTATTTAAATGATAAAAGATTATTATTAGAATTAATACCTGATGCAACAGGTATTGATGCAGAAGCAGACTTAAATACTATCAAGTATTTAAAGGTAGGAAAATTTGTTATAACTACAGATGCAGGCGTTTTAAAATTAAAAAATTGTCCTGCTAAGAAAGCTTTTACTATGTGGGTATTTTCTCCTTTACATGATACCGTAGATAGAGAGTCTACAGGCACATGGCAGTACAGAGTAAGAGAAATAAGAACATATGAAGGTGATATATATATACAAAGTGCTTATGTTACTGATAAAGTTGGAAATTGGCAATATTCTTCTTGGAAAAAAATGGCTTCAACTAGTGATAATGTTGCTAGTTCTAATACATCAACGAAAGCAAGTTTAGCTAATAAATTAGAATGTATAAATGGAAGAATAACAAATGCAAATATAGCACATAGTCATGAAAACAACAAAGCACATCTGCAATTATTAATAGCTACAAGTGCTATGACATCCAATAGACCGGCAGCAGATGGATATATATTACATTGTTCTTGGGATAATGATGGACAATACAATGGTCAATTATATATGCCAAATTCCAATGTTAATGTTCCGTTACAATTCAGAGGAGATGCTAATGGAAATTGGGGAGGATGGGAAAGTATATATAGATGTAAAACTTTGTATAATAATGACTCTGGAACCAATGGTACTATAACATTAAGTGAAACTGCTGCTAATTTTGCTTATTTTGAAATTTTTTTTAGTAAATCAGAAGGAAGCAACTTATATAGAAATTCTATAAAAGTATATTCTCCAAATGGAAAAATTGTCAATTTAATAATTGTTTATAATATAAATAATGCTGGATTATTGCAATTACAACCAAAATGTGTTTCTATTTCAGGGACTACAGTTTCGAATACTTCTAATACAACTGGTTATGTAAATTTATATAATGGTAGAAGTGTTGAATGGGGAAACAGTAATGAAATAAAAATTCATAGAATATTAGGTTATAGATAGGAGAGTGTAAAATGGCTTTAAAAAAAGAAATAGAATTAGATAATGGTATAATACTAAATTATCATAGGATAACAAGTATAAATAAAATTACAAATAATTGTAACATTGTAGAAATATCTTCTTATACTTCTGAAAAGCAAAGAGAAAAAGAAATTGAATATTATAAATCAGAAGACGAAGATAAAACAATGAATGTTTTTATAGACACAACTTATGTAAATATGGAATACAATGAAAATATAACTATAGAAGAGATATACAAATATTTAAAAACATTAGATAAATTTAAAGATGCGGAAGATATTTAGATTTATCAGAAAGGAGATAATATGGCAATACAACAATTAACACAACCTATTCTTAATCCAATTGCTGCATTTGATGCAACACAAGCACAGGCTATTACATTTGTCGTAATTGGTGGTGCTCAAGTAATTGGAAATAGATTAGTAATTAGTGACAACCAAACTGGTGCTGAAGTATATAATCAATTACAATCTACAATGAAGCTAGAACATTTAGTGCCTGCTAATACATTAGCTAATGGTGGATATTATAATGCAGTAGTATATACAATAGATAGTGGAAATAATGAAAGTGAAGCCAGCACGGCAATTCCATTCTATTGTTATAGTCAGCCAAGTCTAACTATTGACAATATACCTGCTACAGAGACAATAGAGAATGGTACTTATAAATTTACAGGTAATTATTTACAACAAGAAAACGAATTATTAAATAGTTATCAATATACATTATATGATAGTAATAGAGATATATTAAGTCAAAGTCCATTAATTTATTACAATACTGACCCAACTTTATCTTACACTTTTGTAGGTATGAGTAACGATACTTCTTATTATATAGAATTATCTGGTGAAACTATTAATGGAACTAAAATAACTTCTGGTTTGAGATATTTCACTGTTAGATATATACAACCAGCTTCATTTGCTATATGTGACCTTGTTAATAATTGTGAAAATGGATATATACAAATATCTTCTAACATTGTTGCTATTGATGGAAAATCTAATCCTGACCCACCAATATATATAGATGATAAAGAAGTAGATTTGAGAGACCCAGATAGTTGGGTAGAATGGAACTCTGGATTTAGAATACAAGATGATTTTACAATGAGAGTATGGGGAAGAGATTTTAATGATTATCAAAATATTATAACATTAACAAATGATATTAATACTACTTCAACTCCTAATAGGATAGAATTAAAATGGATGGTAGGAGATGTAATAAAAACATTGCCTAGTTACACAACAGTAGAAGGTACTAATATAAATATATTGAATGCTGAAGCTGCTAAAATACAAAATTTATCTGTAGGTGGAAATTCTATACAGAAAGAAAGAAATAAAAATTTATTAGATTTTTCAAAGTTAGTTACAGCTAATGAATGGCAATGTAAGGCAACTGTAAGTAATGAAGTTGTAAATATTACTTCTAATGCATCTAGCGGTGTTGCATTTGTTGAATATAATAATAATTTAATATTAGATACTAATAAAACATATACTATAAGTGCCAATATTTCTGGAAGCTTTTCTGCATTTAGAATACATTATTTGACATCAGCTCAATATAGTGATTTTAGTACTTCAGGAGATAATTTTTTTACTTTTAAACCTCTAGATAGTGTTGTAAGATTAATGTTTTATGTACAGGTAGGTCAAAATTGTTCTTTATCTAATATTCAAGTAGAAGAAGGTTCTATTGCAACTAGTTATGAACCATTTGGAAGGATGCCATCTCCGACTTTTCCAAGTGAAGTATATTCAGTAGGTGAAACAAAAAACCTAATAAACATAGAAAATTTTAATGCAAACTATACCCAACAATATTTTCAAACAACTAATACAAGATTTTTTTTAAAGCCAAACTTTATCTATACTTTCTCTTTTGATTACAATGTAAAGGCTACTACGACTGATTTATATTATAGTATAGGATATGGAACAGACAGCTATGATACTGATTTAAAATCTACTGTTCAATATCAAACTCTGGTAAAAGGTAGAAATTCTGTATCTTTTATAATACCTGATAGTATACCTAGTAATTCTTATTTATGGGTAAAATTTGCTCAAACTATAATATTAGCAGATGTTAACGTAGATATAAGTAATATACAACTTGAAGCTGGTAATGTTGCTACGGATTATGAAGACCCGGGATTATATAATATATATCCTACTTCTGCTGCTAACAACTTATTTAATTATGATACTCCTATATATTTATTAAAGAACAATATTAATTATGTTGTAATACAAAATGGATATCATATTAGCCCAGTAGAAATAAATAAAGAAGCATATTTAGGTATTGGTTTTAAAAATATATTAAAACCAGGAAATACTTATACGTTATCTTTTAGTCAATTAGGGCAATTTGAAGAATTTGCTTTATATACAACCAATAAAGAAAGTGAAGAAACTATTGCTGAAATCCCTATTACAAATAATGTTTTTGTTGCACCAGAAGGCATATATGATTTACAATTAGTCTTCGCCGTAGATAATAGTAGCCTTTCTAATTATATAGAAATTTGGAACGTGCAAATAGAAGCAAATAATGTTATAAGCGAGTACGAACCTTATGTATCAAATAGTTCTATAATAACATTAGATGAACCATTAAGAGGAATAGGAGAATATAAAGATTTAATTTGTCTAGAAAGTCCTAATATATTAAATCAAGACACTCAAAGTGGCGTTGTAACAGGTAATACAATATATTATTTAAATCAAACAGGCAATATAGAGTATTACATTTGGTATTATAATGAAGATGGAAATTTAATTACTTTTATTGATGAAGAAGGACATGAAAGTTCAGGTACAAAAGGTGTAACTGGAAGTTTTGTAACTCATAAAGATTGTGTAAAAATAACAATAACAAAGAGTGATAATCCTAAAGCAGGAGATGTCACAAGTAGTGAATTAACAACAAATCATGTAGGTATAACAAAAGGAATTAATCCACAAGTTTACTATCCTTATATTTCCGAACCTAGTATAGTTAGATATATTAAAGGTAAAGTGTTCGATGGAACTGAAAATATTACTTATTGGGGTAAATATGGAGACCATCAATTATTCTATTATGATTTTTTAAGTGATGCTAATTACAAAGATAACGACAGAGTTGTTACAATATGTAACCAATATAAAAGTGTAGCAAATAACAATGATGCAATAAATGCTATGAAAAATTATGAAATGAGAGTAAGAAGTAGTGATGGTAGACTTTATTGGCAAGATGACAGATACAATAATGTTAATGATATGAAAGCGTGGATGGCAGATAATAATGTTATTTTATATTATGTATTAAGTACACCATCAGTTTCAAAATTATCTGATGATAATATTAGTGCTTTAAAAGCATTATCAACATATAAACCAGTTTCTAATATATTTACTAATAATGAAGTTCTTGGCAATATAAAATTAGATTATGTAAGTGATTATACTGAACAACAAACAGAGAATGCTTATGTATTGTTAAAATGTTGGAATGCTAATATTATGCCTTATGTTTGTCATAGTAATTATATAGATATACCAGATGAAAAAGACAAGGTGTTTATTTGGATGAGAAGAAAAAATAATCTATTTGATTTAAAGATAGAAAATCTAGGAGATTATAATGAAGATGATAAACCTACAGATACAACAAAACCTATTGTAACATTAGAGATTAACCCAAATAATGTAGAAGCAAATAGAATACCAGTAACAGCTTATTCTATAGATGACAATGGATTAAAAACAGTAAGATTTAGTAAAGATAATGGAAATAGTTGGGATGAAATTGTAACGGTAGATGGATTATCTTCTACAAATAGTTATACTTTTATTAATTTAAATCCAAATACAACTTATACAATTAGAGTAGAAGCGATTGATTTAGCCGGAAATATTGGTGGAATAAGTCAACAAGTAACTACAAAATCATAGGAAAGGTGGCTAAACAATGATATTTTTAGGATATAATTTTTTACAGGACAGGTATTGTTGGCAACCTGTTCCTACAAATTTAGTTAATATAGAAGATGTAATACTTAAAAATGGTATATATGACCACTTTAACATTACAAAAGATGTAGATTTTCCATATATTACTACTTATCCAGGAGCTTGGGATTTATCTACGCAAATGGATGCGGATTTCAATGGAAATATAAATGCTGGTAATATTGATTATGTTGTAAGTCAAATTAGCAGTATAAAAGTAAAAAGAAGAAAGAAAGGGCAATTTGACTGGTATACATTGTATAATGTGCCAGTTACAGACCCTAATAATATAGACTTTGTTAGATATGACTATTTAGCACAAAATGATACAGAATATGAATATGCAATAGTTCCAGTTATTGGAAATGTTGAAGGTGAATATTCTATGAATAGTATTCAGTCAGAATTTTATGGAATTTTTGTTACTGATGGTCAAAGTAGTTATAAATTCAAAGAAGGAGCTTCTTATTCTTCTAATGAAAGAGTTCATATAACTACAACATATGAACCATATGGAAGCAAATATCCTATAGTAATAAGTAACGGAAATTTAAGTTATGATAAAGGAACGGCTGGAGGAAGTATAATTATGTTTACAGCAGATGAACAATTAGATAGAAAAGCTACAGTTCAAAGATTACAAGCAATAAAAGATTTCTTGGCAACTCCATCAGCAAAAATATTAAAAGATTTTAATGGAAATATATGGTTAGTAACTTTAAGTGATAATTTACCAGTAACTTATTATTCTGAAGTAGGAATGGGATTTGCAAGAGTAGATTTCAACTGGTCAGAAATTGGTGATGCAGATAATGGTCAAGATTTATATAATAGTAATTTAATATATTCAAATAATTAAAGGTAGGTGAGTACAGATGGCAGTAATTCCAACACAGACAGATTATGATTTAGTGCAAATGAAAGTTAGAAATACAAGAATAAAAGTAGATGTTTTGAATTTTAATTTTCAAACAGTTAATTCTTTAGAAGGTTATGTTACAGATGGAAGCATTAGTGTAGATGCTACTTCTGATATAAGAAGAACTTGTAATTTAACTTTGGCTATTGAAAGAAGCGATAAAATGATTTCACCAGGTGGAGAACTATGGTTAGATAAATTCATAAGAATTTATGAAGGTATAGATAACCCTAGAGATAATGGAAACACTGTTTGGTGGAATATGGGAGTATTTCTAATAAATAACCCAAATACTGTATATAATGTTAATACAAGAACAGTGTCTTTTGAAGGGTTAGATTTAATGGCTAAATTAACTGGAAGAAGAAACGGACAACTGCCAGCTGTTGCTACCGTAGTATATGCTGGTAGCAAGATTGCTGATGTAGTAAAACAAACAATAACACAATTAGGTGGATTTGAAAAATATATCATTGAAGATGTGGGATATACTATACCATACGATATTAAAAAAGATATGGGGTCTACTATATATGATTTATTGGTTGAAATAAGAGATTTATATTCAGATTGGGAAATGTTTTTTGATGTAGATGGTGTATTTCATTGGCAACAAATTCCAGACGGCGAAAATGAACCAGTAGTAGTAAATTTCGACCAATTAAACCAACCATTAGTCATTAGTGATAGTATAGATGTAGATTTTGAAAATGTAAAAAATAACATTATAGTCTATGGTAGACTGTTAGATAGCGGAGAGCAGGTAATGGCTACTGCTAAGGATACAATAGAAAGTAGTCCTTATAATATAGATAAAATAGGACAAATAAATTACATAGTAGATGATGAGAGGATATACAATAATGATTTAGCAGCCCAAAGAGCTAGATATGAATTATTTTTACATGCTAGAATGAATGATGCTATTGTGTTAGAAGTAGTTCCTATTTATTGGTTAAATGATGTTAATATAAAAATAAATTATACTAATGAAAAAATAGGTATAGCAGGAGAATATTTAATAAAATCTCTAGAAATACCTTTAGGTATTAGTAGCTCTATGACTATTAATGCTGTAAAAGTTTATCCTGATGAACCAACTATTACAAAAGGAAATTAATATATAAGAAAGGAGACAAATTATGTCAGCTTTATATCCAGATTTAGATTTTACAAATTATCCTGGAGAATTAGATAATATACAATTAAAAAGTAATATAGCAAATTCTACAGATGCTCAATTAGTTGCTCAAATTCAAGCTGCAATTATAGCAGGAGATTTTTCAAATGCTTCAGCTATTATTAATGCTAATCCACAATTAAATGGAAAAATATTTAATGCTAATGATTATAATCAAATGAGAGATGCTATATTAGCATTAGAAAGATTTTATAATAATGATATATATAACTATATTGCTGAAAAACAAGCTGCTTGGACTGCTGAAATAAATAAATTTAATTTTAAAGGCGTTTATAGTCCAACAACTCAATATGAAAGAAACAATATGGTAAATTATACTACTGCCGAAGGTACTTTCCTTTATTTATGTATTGAAACTCCTGAAACTGGTATTGCTCCAACAAATACTACATACTGGAGAATTTTAACTCTTAGAGGGGAAAGAGGATTGTCAGGAGATGGCTTGTCTTTTACATGGGTATGGGACAGTAATATGGAATATAATTTAAATGATGTTACCGTATATGGAAATAAATGGTGGGCTGCAACACAAGTAAATAGAGGTCAACAACCTATGAATGGTTCTGAATATTGGACAGAAATTTTAACAGCTTTACCAGCTATACAAATACCTGTAACTAGTGTTCAACCAACTGACCAAATTATTGGTGACCAATGGTATCAAGTAATATAAGAAAGGAGGAATGATAATGGCAAGAAGAGTTATCGAATTAATGGATGATATGCATTTAAGTAGTCAAAGTACATTTTTAGATTATTATTATGCTATGCAAGCCAATAATATATCTTATGCAAAATCAATACTTGTCAATAATCCATCAGTGCAAAATCAAATAATGACAGCTGATAATATTAATGTATTATTAACTGAAGTAAATAGAAGAGAATTACAACCAAAAATAGATATAGATTATTTTTTAGATGGATTAAAAGAAGTGTTTGAAAAAATGATAACATATACTAGAGTTATGGGAGAATGGGATGCAAATACACAATACAATGTACATAACTTTGTTTATTATCAAAGTAAAGGTTATTATGCTTATACTAACACACAACCTCCTATAGGAACACTTCCTACAGATGAAAGATATTGGTTAGAATATGATGTTAGAGGAGCTAAAGGATACGGCGGAATTGATTTAAATCTAAGACTTGATTGGGATAGTACACAAGATTATAAAAAAGGAGATGTAGTAATATTCCAAAATAAAATGTGGTATGCTGTTGCTGATAATACTAATTATGAACCAAATTTAAATCATTATCCTTGGGTAATTATATCAATGCCAAAAATGCCAGCAAAAACTCCTATACAAAAAGCCACTCCAACTGGCTATGATATTGGCGATTTTTGGTGGAGAATAACTGAAGGTGATGATGTAATTGTTACTACTTGGGAAATCAAACCTAATGAACCAACTCCTAGATTTGCAAGTTCTGCATTTGCTATAAATGATGTTATTTATACGGTTGGTGGAATAAAAGCTAATTTTAGCAGAACAAATATAAATGAAGCTTATGATACAGTAACAAGTACATGGTCTGTAAAAGCTCCAGCTCAAACTTTAAGAGCTAGGGGAATGGGATTTAGCATTGGAGATAAGGGTTATGTTATTGGTGGTCAAGATGAAAATGGTAATATATTATCTTCTGTTGAAATGTATGATGGTACAACAAACACATGGACAAAAAAAGCAGACTTTCCAATTCCTATAATATCTAGTGCGGCTATTGCTACAACTACAACTGGATATGTGGTAGGTGGAGAAACAACAGGAAACGTAATAGTAGGAAATTCATATTCTTATAATCCAACAACAGATACATGGACTGCTATAGCAGACAAACCTACTTTAACATATGGTCATACATTGACCACAGATGGAACAAATTTATATGCTATCGGTGGAATAGATGGAAATAAAAATACACTTGGTATTACAGAGGCTTACAATATTGCTTCAAATACTTGGTCTCAAAAAGATAAATTGGCAGTACCTAGAAGCTTCTTATCGTCTTTTACACAAGGCGGTATGATTTATGCTGTAGGTGGATTAAATTCAAATTGGTATAGTTTAGACACTAATGAAAAATATGACATATCCAATAATGAATGGACTACAGATATGCCAATGAATTATTTGAGAAGTAGCTTTAATGGCGTTGTTGCAAGAGGAAAAGGTTATGCAATAGGTGGTATAGATTTAGCTACATCAAGTATTATGGGTTATAATGAACAATATAATTTACCAGGTGCAGAAACAGATTTTGAAATGATTATTAATACAATTGTATCTAATAATATAATAACTGAAGACGGCGATAACATAATTACAGAAGATGGAGATTTTATAATAAGAGAAAACGAAGCAAAAAGCAATGGAAGTAAAACAGTAACAATTCCAATGGTACAAAGTGGAAAATATAATTATTTTGTAGATTGGGGAGATGGTACTACTTCTACTATAATTACAACATATAATGACCCAGCCGCAACACATACTTATGAAGAAGATGGGGAATATACAATAAAACTAACAGGAACTTTAAGTCAATTAAAATTTACTGGAAGTATAGCAGCTGTTTTAACAGAAGTAACAAAATGTAAATTAAATTTAACATCTATAGATGATATGTTTTCTGATTGTATAAATTTAAGTGCTGTTAACGAAGATATATTTGATAATTCTGTTGGATTAACAAGTGCTAAAGGTGTGTTTAATAACTGTCAAAATCTTTCTATAATACCAGTTGGATTATTTGATAATAATGTTAATATAACAACGTTTGAAAGTGCATTTGAAGGAACATCTATAACCAATATACCTACAGGATTTTTCAATTCTACAAATAATGTAACTTCATTTAATTCAACTTTTAAAGATTGTTTTTATTTAGTAAATATACCAAATGGTTTATTTGATAATACTAAAGTGGCATTAACATTTAATAGTATATTTGCAAATTGCAGTAATTTAGGAGCTATACCAAATAATTTATTTATAAATAACCCAACAGTTACTGATTATTCTCACGCATTTGAAAATTGTAGTAGTATAACTTCATTACCAACTAATTTGTTTGGAAAAGCTTCAGCCAGTGTTAGCAACTTCAGTTATATGTTTGCAAATACAGGTCTTAATGTTATACCTGAAGGTTTATTTAGTGGTGCAAATTCTGCGACAAATTATGACTATGTATTTAGTGGAACTAATATAACAGCTATTCCTGCAAATTGTTTTAATGGAACAAATGCTACAAGTGTTAATGCTTTTGATAAGAATAGAATAATTTCTATAGGAGACAATGGATTAAATGGATTAAAGATTACAGCTGGATATTTTTCAGGAGCATCTTCTTTGGTAACAATAGGAGATAATATATTTAAAGGTGATATAGATATAACTAATTTATTTAATAATTGTACTAATTTAACTTCTATTGGAAATATGGATTTCACTGGATTGCCAGCAACTTCTGGAACATTTAATAATTGTACTGGATTAATTAATCTATCTGGTTTTAAAGACAGCAAGACAAAATTAGACCCAACAATTAATGAAAACTTTGGAATTAACGATAGTACAAAATTAAACAAACAAAGTTTATTAAATATAAGCGATAGTTTGATTGTACAAACACCAACCACTGTAAAAACATTATATTTGTCAGCTGCAAGTCTAGCATTATTAACGGATATAGAAAAATTAGTCATTATTAATAAATATTGGAATTTAGATGGATATACTCCTAATATAACAGAGCAAATAGCAAAAGATTTAGTATTAGAATTAAAAGGTAGTTCAGGGCTAACTGCTAATATAGTTGAGACTACTTCTTTATATTATTATGTTGATTTAGTAAATACAGATACTTCTATAAATGAAGGAAGATATGTTGTAAATAAAACAACAGGATATGTCTATGATTATGATAATGCTCCTGAATACGAATATAATATAATTACCTCGACAGATGGCACAACATATAATAGTTATTGGGTTCCAAAAGGAACTGATGGGGACAGTGATGGTCGTGTATTATCAAACAAGTTAACTAAATTAGATAATACAAAACGTCTTTTATCAATACAAGTAGGTAATGATAATTCAAAAGCATACCAAACAGGACTAGCTGGGGAACAGGATTTACATGGTTTATGTTTTGAATTTCACGAATTACAGCAATTTAGCATACAAGATAGTTCAAGTGCTTTGCCAACGAATATGGAATTTATGTTTGATTCATGTTTTAATTTGATAACTGTAGATTTTAATAACATTAATACATCTAATGTTGTTAGTATGAAAGATATGTTTAGTGCTAATGATAATTTAAAAACTATTAAAGGACTAGAAAACGCAGATACTTCAAATGTTACAAACATGAGTGGTATGTTTAGTAGCTGTAATACTTTAACAAATTCAGATTTATCTTTCTTGTCTAAATGGAGTAATAGTAAATGTACTAATATGAGTCGTATGTTTGATGGGGCTCATAAAATTACTTCTATGATTAATATAAAAATGCCTAATGTTGAGAATGCGTCTGGTATGTATAGTAGTACCGGATTAATAAGTATAACAGGAAACTTCTTGGGACAAAAAATAAAAGATGCTAGTTTTATGTTCACTAATTGTTCAAGTTTAACAACATTACCTTCTGATTACAGAACTATATTTGGAAGCAATAGTGCTCTTACAGATGTATCTTATTTATTTAGAGGATGTACAAAATTAGCTGTTAAATTAGATAATGACCCACTATCTTATAATCAAGATGGTACTATTACAATTAATGATACAAAGAGAAATAATCAAATATTAAGAAATTGTCCTAATGTAACAAATGCTTCTCATATATTTGAAAGTTGTACAGCTATAACTGATTTACCAGTGTTTGTATTTTGGTATAATACTAAATTAACTGATGTATCTTACGCATTCTCAGGATGTTCTAATATGGCATTCCAAGCACCTGAAACAGGAGCAGAAACTGCATTACTTCATAATAATACTGCACTTACAAATATTTCATATTTATTCCAAGGATGTACAAAGATAGTATCATTCTTATCTACTGCTGGATATTGGGGTTATGGAGCTTATGATACTTTAACAAAATTAACTAATGTTGCCGGACTATTCAAAAACAGTGGTGCTGATAGTATGCTATTTGATATTGGATTACCTAAAAAGTCTCCAAACATTACAGATATTAGTGAATTTTATTCTGGATGTGAAAGTGTAACTAATATTCCTTTTGGTGCTGAAGTAGCAACAAATATGCCAAAATTACAAAATTGTAGCAAATTATGTTATAATTGTACTAATATAAATCAATTTGGAAGCACAACCGGAACAAAAGAGTATGGAAATAATGTAATTTATCCTATAGCTCAATTGTCAACACTTAAAAATTATTCAGATGCATTTACAAATTGTAGTAAATTAACTGATTATGCTAACTTACCAATGGGATGGAGAGCTGGTAGTACTTCTACTCAAAATCCAGATAATATTGCTATAGCATTAGCAAAAATAGCTTGGGGCATTAACCCTGATAGTTATTCTTGGTCTGTTACAGGTCATACTGGAAATGAATATAATGTAGATTGTAGGTCATCAAGTACTACTGCTTTAGTAACAAGTTATACTGTAAATGTTCAAACAGGTAAAGTTGTAGAAGGTTAATAATGAGAGAGTTGAGATATACTCTCTCTTATAAAAAGGAGAGATATTAATGATTAATAAAGAGAATATATTAGAATATGTTGAAAATAAAGGAGTGAAAAGTTCCTTAGAAGAAATAAATTCATTAATTGAAAGCCAGAACAGAGAGAGTATAAAACAATCTCAAGAGAAAAGATTTAGATATGAGATTTGGGATAAAAAAATGGCTATTAATGGAATAAGTGCTAAAGACATTATCAAAAGTAAAAAATATACTATTGATAAAGCATATTTGATATACATAGATGAAAACATTGTATATTTTCAAGACCACAATCCTAATGAAAGTGGTTATGTAAAAATGAATAAAACTCAAGCTACAAAAATAGCTGAAGATTTTATAAATAATAAAATAGAAGAAAATGTAGATAATATAATTGCGGAGAAAGTAATAAAAGAAATATTATCTAAATAGAAAGGAATGGTTAAGATGGCTAAAAATATTATAATGCAAGTTCTAACTAGTGCAGGTTATGAACCAATGTATCCATTTACACCTAGACAAATTTTAAATAGTTCTTTTTTAGCTACAAGTACAAATATACAATATAATATTAGTATAACAGGAATACCTGTGCCATTAACTAATAGTTTTGGTAATGATATGGGAATAATAGCTTTTGTACCAACTATAAACAATACCGATAATATAACATTATCTATTAATGGAGATAGTGCATTACCAATATTATTTGCAGATGGAGTGCCAGTTAGAGCTAATACTTTAATTGCTGGTAGAACTGTATTAGTAAGATATTATAACAATAATTTTTATTTAATATTAGATAAAAATCAAATAGGATTAAGCAATGTAGATAATACTTCTGATGCTAATAAACCTGTATCTAAAGCTGTAACAAATGCTTTAAATAATAAATTAAATATACCTACATTAATTCCTAGAAATGCTAACTTAAACAACTATACAACAGCTGGATTATATTATAATCCTGCCAATGCAGATGTTTCTACTATGACTAATGTCCCAATAAAAGAGGCATTTAGTTTATTTGTTGAAAGACATGCTGGTGTAAAACAAACGTTTACTAGATTTACTACTGGTGGTATTCAAACTTGGGTAAGAAATTTTTATGCTGGAACTTGGAGTTCTTGGTATCAAGAGGCTATTATATTATCAGGAACTAGTGAACCAAACAATGCTTTAGGAGTAAATGGTAATTTATATTTAAAATATAGTTAAAGGAGATATAAAATATGGCATTAGTATATGAACAAAACTGGACTAGTCCTACTTCAAATGCAAAGATATATATAGATACAAGTAGAAGTGGGGCAGATATAGTTGTAAATGCTACCGTTGTTTGTACTTTAACATATGCAAGTGGATATATTAATTATGATGGTGAAATCAACTTTAATATGTGGCATGGTGGGGCTAGTGCTAGTGCAAATATAAAAGGATATTCAGACAGATGGGTTGCAAACACAGCAAGAACTAGAACTAGAACTTGCTCTATGAGATTTACTGATACGGGTAATTCTTTTCAAATTGGATTTAATATGACAATTCCTTCAAGTAGACCTGCTGGTGCTGCTTTTAGAATTGATAATCAATATAGAAACATAGGAGCTCCTACTTACAATCCTCCAAGTAAACCTACTTGGGTTAGTATTTCTCCTAATCCATGTATAATTAGTGGAAGACCATTAATAACTTGGGGAGGAGCTAGTGCTGGAAGTTTAGGTCAACTGTATTATGACTTAGAAGTAAGGTCATATAAACCAAATAATACTTGGACTGATTGGGTAAGAGAAGCAAATGCTCAAGCTGGAGCATCTTATCAAGAAAAAGTATTGAACAATATGAATATTTCTGGTCAAAAGCCTTATGTTGGTGTAAAATATCAGTATAGAATTCGTTCTTCTGACGGGTCTTATTCTAATTCTGATTGGGTATATACTGCTGAATTAAAAGTTTCATTTACTGCACCTACGCCTCCAAGGAATTATTCTTTTAGTACTAAAACTTTAAAAAAAGATGGTTCGGTAAAAGTATCTTGGTCTGGTGCTTCAGGAGGAAGTGGAAGTATTTCTTCTTATCAATTAGATTATAGAATATATAATCATAAAACTTCAACTTGGACTAATTGGGCTACTGTGTATAATGGAACAACAACTTCTTATAATTTTGTGATAGCAAATTATTATAAAAATGCTTCTAATGGAGATTTATTACAATTTAGAATAAGAACTAAAAATAGTTGGGGGCAATGGAGTTCTTATACAACTACAAGCTCAATTACTATTCGTGGAAATCAAATGTGGATAAAAATCAATGGAAGTTGGAAAGAAGGAGATACTTACTTAAAAGTAAATGGAAGCTGGAAAGAAGCTACACCATATATAAAAATCAACGGAAGCTGGAAAGAAACTTCATAAAGGAGAGATAATATGAAACAATTAAAATTTTTAAAAACAATATCTTGTGATGGTAGACCAATATGGTATAAAGATTGTTGCTACGATGTAAAAAGTATGGGAGCCAATTCACAAGGTAGAGAAATGTATAAATTGTTTTGTGAAGATTTACAGTTTAGAGGAATTGATGTTGCTTTAGCTGATAAATTTTATAAAGTAATAGAGCTAGAAGATAAAAAAGAAGTAAAGGGAGATATAATAATAACAGAACAACCAGAAACTTCTTTAGACAAAGT